AAAAATTAGCGCAATAACTGATACTGTACAAGTATCGGACAGATTCAAAAAAAGGGAAATTGTAGTGGAGGACAATGGCACGTATCCGCAAACTATTTGCTTTCAATTAGCACAAGAAAAATGCGAATTAGCAAATCCGTTAATTATCGGACAAAATGCAACGGTGCATTATAATCTAAGGGGGAAAAGTTGGACCAATCCACAAGGCGAAACAAAGTATTTCAATACTTTGGATGTTTGGAAGATTGAAGCTAATGTTACAGGCAACCACCCAACGGATGCGCCAAAACCAGCAAGTAATAACGAAGACGATTTACCATTTTAGTTATGATTTTGCACGTAGGAATAGAAATAAGCGACGATTTGAAGAGCCAAATCGTCGCAAATTGCGGAAAACAACGTATAAGCGAAACCACGCAAAATATGTTGGAAGATTTTGGAAATGGTAAAATAAACATACCATTTGCACCCATTCCACCAGCAAATAAATGCGGTGCGCGTTTAGATATGACTTTGGATTTTAACACGCTCGAAAAGGCGCGGAGGATGAATGAACAAAGTTTGCAGAGGACTAACAGGTGGATAATAACAAGATTATGGCAAATGCGGTTGAATGGGGAGATTTAACCCTAGATTTTACCAACGAAAAAGGGCAAAGGTGTAGGTGTACTGCTAATACTGGTAGCCTTTGCCATGTTTTCAACTTTGATACTGGCGAATATTACACCGCTGAAAACCGCGAAATCGAGCGGTTAATGTTAAAAAAACCCGAAATAGTTAAAAAAAGTGTTAAAGAAACTAAAATTATACATCCAACACTTTTCTAAATACAAATAAGTTTGTATATTTGAGGAAACAATTAAATATAAAGGTTATGAAAACGCAAAGCTACAAAGTTACTTACACAAAGGCAATAGGTACAAATGGTACTTTAATCATTAAAGCAAGAAACGAAAAAGAAGCATTATCTAATGCAAAAAATACTTGCAAAACAGGGAGTGATTTTAGGGATGTTGTTTTATGCGCCTAATCCTCCTACTAATCCCCCTCCAACTAATAACGCACCCTTTACCAAGTGTAAGGGTGCAAAAGTTGGAATACTCGGAACACATAAGGCAGAAGCTAAATTCAATTTTAGAAATACCAGAGGGAAGAAATTACTGGGAGCGAGAATTTAAGACTGTTAATTACGAAAATAAACTTAAACAATACTTACAAAATGGAAATTGATTTAAAAAAAGTAAGAAAAGAAATTAGGAAGTTAAAAAAGTTAGTAACTCCTGAAGAATTAAACAAAGTTGATGTTAACCAAATTGAAAATGGAGATCTTCGTGGTTTTTATAGTCAATTAACTGGACACTTTTTTAGTGATAGAGCGTATGACTTAATTGTTGATACTGCCACTTTGTTTTTTCAAGATAATGGACTAGGTTTAACTCCTAGAAATAAAATTATCCCACCAAACTTCATGACTTATCCAAACTCAAGAAACTTTACCGTGCTGGAAGTTTATATGGCGTATAATAATGATAAAATAAACCACATTTTAAAATTTTTAAAATCAGAAATTAAACAATTAAATATATAATGAAAGTAGAACTACACGATTACAACATCGGCGCACAGTCAGGCGATGCAACGGTGCTGGTTTATTCGGAGGATAATTGCAGTTTTGAAAGTATTGTTTTCGATGGAACTGTTAATTTTGAATTTACAGTTGATAAATGCCAAACAGGCGACGGCTACACCACACCGATTGAAGATTGGATGGATATCGAAATAACGGATATGGAATTTTTCGATACTGAAAACAGACGTATTAAGCCTAAATACGAGATTAAGGAAGCAATCGAGTATAATTTAATTGAAAAAATAAAAGAAAAGGAAAATGAAAGATAAAATGAATTTTGCAAAAACAATCACGGAAATTGATTTAGGGGCAATGGCTTCATCTGTTATGAATGATTGTTACAAATATGGAATGACTTGGGGGTGTGATGTTAATTGTCCTGTGCTTCAGAGAGGAGAGTGCGAATTAAAAGATGATGATAACAAAGAATTATATGAGGAATATATTAATAGCTGTATATAAATGCGTTTGTAATTTTTAACCCTACACAATTATAAAAAATGACTAAAGAAGAAAAAGACAATATCACACGTTTAAGCGCGTTGTGTGCAATTACTAGCCTTTATATTAAAGGATGTAAAAAAACGATACAGGAAGCAAATATACAAGTATTGAAGCAACAGTATAAGTACGATACTTTAAGCATTCCAAACAAAAAAGTAGTAGATAAGAAAATTAAGGATGCAATGAAAAATCTTACCCTTACAATGGATACAACTACAATCGTTTTGGGTAGGATTGAGAAAAGTATGCGAAACACGTTAACGGATGAAGTTACGGATGCTTTAATCGACAAACTCGATGCTGTGTTGGATAGTATTGATTTGGAGGGGGTGTTGAAACGGACTAAGCAATTGGATATACCTGTTGTTATGCCCAGTTTATCTTCTTTGACAGATGATGATTTTTATATGTTTTTAGAAGAAGGTAAAATTTTTCTTCAACATTATCATAATCCCAATATGGATGATTTTTTCAAGGAAATAAAATGGTTTTGGGGAAAAGATACTGCCTTTTTAAAGCGTGGTAAAGTAGAAAAAAGAGAATCAGCTAATAAAATATATAAAAATACAAAAGATTGGGTAATGTATTGTGGTGGTAGGAATAGCGGTTTGTGGATTCCAAATTGGGTATAACACCCCCGTTAACGATAGTTTTAATTAAAAATAAAAGAAAATGAACCCATTAACACTAAAACACGCAATTAATAACAAGTTTACAGGGATTGATTGTGTAAGGTATTTTAAGCCTGATTGGAGCGATGAAGAGTGTGATTATCACTTATGGTCGCACACTTGTTTTCCGTTTTCAACTGAAATTATGATTAATCAATTAAACCAACATTTTATAAAATGAAAACAATAATATTTAACACGGATTACGAAACATTTGGATTTAGCGTTATGTTTTGGAGAATTCAGTATTTTAAACAAAAAAAGTATATTTTAAGAGTGCATTTTATTTTTTGGAGTTTATCAATTAGATTTTAATTATGAAAAAAGAACTACTTATATTCCTCTACGGATTTTTAATCGGTTTATTTATTAATATTATAGCGGACTTTATAATACTATGATATATTACAAAGTATTTAATACAAAGAACCAAATTGTGCAAGTTGCAGAATATTGGCAGGAAGTTTTAGATTTTGTTGGTGAAGGATTAAAACGATCAGATTTACGCCCTTGTGATAAACAACGCTTCTTCGGTGATTATAGAATAGTTACGTACCATAGGGAAAAGGATTTATATTTCAAAGTGTGCAACCTCACCGGACAATTATTACTTGTTACTCCCATTTGGGAAACAGCTGTTGAATGTTTACAAGAAAACATACAGTATTTTACCAACGATATTTACGAATACATAACAGATACAGAAAAAACGCTAATTAAAATTGTGGAGCTATGAACATAGGAAGTAAAGTGATTTGTATTAATGATACAATTGATGCAGATAAAATAGAAGAGATTAAAAAAGACTTTGAGAACTGGATTAAAAAAGATACAGTTTACACAATTAGGGCTATTTTAAATAACGATGGAATAGTAACAGGCGTATTGCTTGAAGAAGTACACAACTTCCCTAAATTCTTTAAATTATTAAATAGATTTCAAGAGCCTGCCTTTGCTACGTGGAGGTTTGCAAGCCAAAAGGTGGAGGTTGCACAATTAGAGGAAATCTATGAAGAAGCAATCTAATATAGAAAAATACAATTAAAAAATGTTTTGAAATTTAAAAACATAGTGTAATTTTACAAAAAATAAAAGATATGGAGGAATTAGATAAAATGCTTGAAAACATCTGTACTGTATTATGTTTAGATGTAGAGGAGGTAAAGAGTAAAAGTAGAAAAGAAGATTTGGTTAGGGCAAGAGCAATATTTAGTTACATTGCTAGAGAAAGAAAAAAAACATTTTACGCAATTGGCGATGTGTTATGCAAGGATCATTCAAGTATAATACACTTAGTTAAGTTAGTAAAAAACATGGATAATTATTTAAAGTTAAAAAACGATTACGAAAAGGTGGTATATGGAAGAAGTATTTGAAAAAGTAAAAGAGTTCCTGGAGCAACCTGCAATAAACAAGCGAGGGTTTTTCCTGGAGATAGGAATGAAGCGAGAGGCGTGGGATCAGGTAGTACGTGGTAGGTTTAAATTTACGCCTAAAATGTATTCGAGAATGTTACCGCAGTTATTAAAGTATGGATACAGAGAATAGATACGATAAGGAAAAGTTTACACCACCTTTTAGGTTAGGTAAAAAGCAAAAACGAGCTGTTTTAGATAGTAAAGGACATTTAGTGATACTTATGCCACACAACAATGAAAAACAAGCTCAAATGTACTGTGATTACCTTAATGAATTAGATAAAAAATAACGATACACAATTAGTAAAATGGAAGAACTGCAAAAATTAGACTGTAACTGCAACAATTGTAAGTTTATGGTAAGAGATATAGAAAAGTTTAAAAAGTGGAAGGAATGGCGAAGAAAAATCCAATTAGAGGATTTTGAAAGAAGAAAGGCTCATGCAATAAAGATAGCTATTACTCCACAAGAATTAAACAAAGCGTTAAAAATGACTTTTCAGTTTGATGGTGGAGGGTTGTTGAATTATGGAAATTGTGTAAGGTTTAAAAAAGAAGTTTCATTTTTACCTAATACATTTTCATTTGAAACACAAAAGTGTTTTACGCATAGGAATGATTAACAATAACTTATAAAAACGGAATTTTCCGCTTTTATAAAATTAACGATACACAATTAGGAAATGGAAACATACATATACATAAGAGTAAGTACCGATATGCAGGACAATTCGGTAGAGATGCAAAAGGAACGTTGTGAAGCATATTGCAAGTATAATAACTTTGAAGTAAAGGAAGTAATTACTGATGTAAATGTTTCTGCAACTGTTAAGCTATTTTCGAGAGAAGGAGGTAAGAAGTTGAAAGGATTAAAGAACGCTAGGATAGTTACCCTAAAGCTTGATAGGATGTTTAGGAATACCATGGACTGTTTGGGTTCGTTGGATGATTTTACCAATAGAAATTGTGCAATATGCTTTGTTGATATGGGCGGACAATCTCTTGATACTGGTACTGCAATGGGGCGTTGGTTTGTTACCATGATGAGTAGCTTTGCAGAACTTGAACGTAACATTATTTCGGAGCGTACTTGTTCGGTATTACGTAGTAAAAAAATGCGAGGGGAGAAATATACTGGAACTGCATTATTTGGCTTTAAATGGGGTGAAAATGGCATGGAGGAGAATGAGGATATTGAACAGGTAAAGGTAATTGTTGGTATGCTTAAATCAGGGATGAAGAAAACTGAAATAAAAAGGTTGCACAATTTACCTAATTACAAAAAAATATATCAAATAATCAATAGGGATGAATATCAAAGGTATTGGAGCTAACGGTTACAGCTATACGTCAGGTTTTGTTTTTCACAAAACTTGCGTATAGGTGGTGTTAGCAGTAGTACGGATTTAAACCACAAATGTCCATTCGGAGAACTGAACCTTTTTCTTTTCTTTTTTTTGTGCGGTGGGAAAATATTAAAATAAAATTATGACAATAGATTTAAGATATGGAGAGACAATAGAACAAATGAAATTGATACCTGATAAAAGTATTGATGCGATTGTTTGTGATTTACCTTATGGCACAACTGCTTGTAAATGGGATAGTGTAATTCCGTTTGACAAACTTTGGGAGCAATACGAAAGGATTATCAAACCAAACGGAGCAATAGTATTAACTGCTCAACAACCTTTTACAAGTGCCTTGATAATGAGTAATACTAAAATTTATAAATACAATTGGCATTGGAATAAAGTAAAACCATCTTCATTTTTTAATGCGAAAAATTCACCAATGAAGAAGATTGAAGATATTTGTGTTTTTAGTTTTGGTGCAATTGCCAATGGCTCTAAAAATTTAATGAAGTATAATCCACAAGGTTTAATTGAATGTGGTAAAATACGACCGCCAAAAAATGATAGCGTACCAAATCAAAGCACAATAGGGAAACGACCATCAAGGGCAAATGCTTATAAACAAGAATTTACAAATTACCCAACTGATTTAATTGAGTTTTCATTTGAGCAAAAACCTATACATCCAACTCAAAAACCGATTTCTTTGATGGAATATTTGATATTAACGTATTCAAATGAAAATGACATTGTTTTAGATAATACTTTTGGAAGTTGCACAACAGGTATTGCTTGTATAAACACGAATAAAAATTTTATTGGGATTGAGAATAATATTGATTATTTTAATATTTCTTTAAAGAGGGTGGAAGAAAAAAGAAAAGAAAAAGATTTTAACGTAGTAACTTCATTCGGAGATGGAATGTAGTATTACTGCTAACATTATATTACCGCAATTCAATTTTTTGCACCAATTATAAATCATTAATTATGAATGAATTAGAAGAAAAAGTAATAAGTAGGTTGCACAATTTGAGTACGGAAAACCAACTATCAAACGAATGTTTAGTGCAAATAATTGAAGTATGTGGTTTATATTTGAACCTTTGTACAATAAGTAAATACGCAAAGGATAATAACATGAGTTATAACGGTGTTAAAAATCATAGAGAAGTAAAGAATATTTTAGGAGTTAAATTTGTTATTGATAATGATTAGTATGGAACAGAAACTAAAAATAATAGATGAGATTGTAAAGTTGCATCCATCTTTAGGAGTAGATAAAGGTTGGAGTTATTATACAGGAGGAATAAAAGATTCTGGGGATTGGTATTTAAGAAAAATGTTAGATGTATCAATAGATGAATTGCAATTGTTTTTAGATAATATAAACCAAAAAACTACTACTTTTAATAATACAGTAATAGATGATGTTTTAGAAATACAGGTAAATGGAGTAAATTTTAAAATGAAAAAATCTGAACAAGAAGCCTTAAATGAATTTTATAATAAATCAGAAATACACGCCATAGAACATTGGTATAAACTCATCAATACACAATTAGAAAAATGATTGATTACGTAAAAAAAATGCAGTCTTTAGGTTTTAGTGTATTCCCACTAAACACAAAGAAGGAGCCTAACTTCAAGAAGGGAGGAGAGATAAACAGTTATTCATGGATGGACTTTAATGTAAAGACTAATCCATTTCCTATAACAGAGAATACCGAAAGTAATTTTATTTTCTTAGGTATAGGATGTGGGGATATGAGTAATAACTTAGAGGTTATTGATGTTGATAGCAAGTATGAGTTGGATCAAGACCTATGGGGAGAATTTAAAGTATTGTTGCAGGATAATTTAGAGGTTTTTGATAAATTGTGCATCGTGCAGACTGTTTCCAAAGGATACCACGTTATGTACTACTGTGATACTATACAGGGAAACCAAAAGTTAGCGCAAAGGTATCTTTCAAGAGATGAAAAAAACGCTCACTACGTTAAACTTACACAAGAAGATAAGATTGATAAGGAAAAAGCTAAAAACCAAGCACAAACAAAGAAACTTACCTTAATTGAAACTAGAGGGCAGGGAGGATATGTTGCTACGTATCCAAGTGAAGGTTACACAATTATCCAAGGCTCAATGGAAACAATACCTACCATAACTTCCGAAGAGAGAGATATAATCATGTGCTGCGCAAAAGCAATGGATTTAATTGAAGAAGAAAAGGTAGAAGAAAAGAAAGTTGCTTTGCCGGTATGGGAAGAAGGAAAAAAACCTTGGGAAGCGTATAATGAACAAATGAGTGCAGAGGATATGGCTAGTTTATTTGTTTCTAATGGTTACACAATTCCTTTACGAGTAAAAGATAGGATATACATCAAACGCCCAGGAGGTAAATCACAGTCAGGTAATATTCGTATTCACGATAAAATTTTTGTAGGTCACTCTAGTAATATACCTTTTGAACCACAAAAAGGATATAGTGCATCAGGTGTATTTACCATGTTAGAATGTAACGGAGATTTTTCACTTGCAGGAAGAAAGTTACTTGAAATGGGTTTTGGAGATAAACCAAAGAAGAAGCTATCAAATGATTTTGAGATTTTATCGGAGAAGTTTGAACCGGATAATTACGTAGCTAAAGTAAACTCCAATAGAGATACTATTGAAAAATTCCTACGTGGCGAATTTGGTATGGGATTACCTACTGGTTATGAATTACTAGATGAATATTATAGATTTAAGTTAGGTAAGTTTGATGTATTCTTAGGACATGAAAATATTGGTAAATCAACTGTTTTGTGGAATATGATGGTAGTAGCGAATGTGCTACACAATTGGAGAGGGATTATTTATTCAACAGAAAATGATCCATGGGTAATACAAAAACAAATGATGGAGTTTTTAGTAGGTAAGCAAATGAGTTTGTTTACAGAAAATGAAAAGGAACTCGCTTATAAATGGTTTGATGAAAATTTTGTGATTATTGATAATGAAAAACTTTTATCGTATAATCAAATTACGCAGGTAGCAGAATCATTTTTATTAAAAAAAGAATACCACGTACTAATGATAGACCCATACAATACCTTATCCTACAATTGGGAAGGATTGGATAGAAGAATGGGTACACATGAATATCATCACCACGTGGCTACACAATTCAAACAATGGACAAAAAACATGAATTGCAGTATATGGTTATCTATGCACCCTATTACAGAAGCAATGAGAGTGGTAGAAACAACTGGTGAATTTAAAGGTATGCGTAAACCTCCTATTTCTTCACACGCAGAGGGTGGTGGTAAATGGGTAGCTAAAGCAGATAACTTTATTGTATTACATAGATACACTAAACACGCAACTATGAGGAACATTACATTTTTTGATGTCCAAAAGGTTAAAGAAACATTTACAGGCGGTAAACCAATGATTGAAGGTAGTGCTTTTAAAATGACTTTAACGAATTACGGTGGCTTTGTTGGGTTTTTTGATGAAAAAAATTCTTGCCCTTTGCAAGGAATATTCAGAAAAAGATTTATCTTTGGAGAGCAAACAGAAATTCCCAATGATGAACAACCAAGAAGTAGATTATCCAAATGGTCAGACGACATAAAAGCCCCATTCTAATACGTACACAATTAATCTTAATATAAACTAAATCTAAATGTTATGGCTAGAGGAAATCAGCAAACAGACAATTACGCTAACTTATATGTGAAGTTAGTAGGCTTGAAAAAAGGAAGCAAGGAGTGTTTCTTTGAGTTTAAGAAAAAAGATGGCGACAAGTATGTTGTTATCGAAAATAATAACGCCTTTGATGGTGGTGTTGAAAAAATCGGTTACAAAGAAATCGAAGTAGAGGGTAAGAAAAAACCTGTACTAGAGATTATCTTACGTGATGATTTTGCACAGGAAAGATACTTATTAAACTTAGGTATGACTAACGTATCAAGACAATTAATTTCATGTTTAACTACTGCTGATAAGATTGAATCTTTATCGTTTTGGACAAAGATGGGTGATGCAGGTTTCCCAGTATTTGTAACTAAAGCAAATGGTAGTAATGATAAACTACAATGGGGTTTAGATATGAAGGCATTAACCGAGAAGTATGTAACTGAACATAAAATCGCAGGAGATATTATTCGTGATTATACTGAATTGGATAAATACTTATTAGGAACTGTGTTACCTACGGTTATCGAAAAAGTAGTTGGTTTACCTAAAGCAAGTATAATGACCGCAAAGGATCCTATTGAGCAAGTAACTAAACCTGATATTTACAAAGCATCAGAGGAATCTTCTTACGAGGAAGAGGATGGTGATTTACCATTTTAATTAAATTTTTAATAGTAGCGTACCTTCGGGATGTCAGGCTTCACATGGTAAAATCTTGTGTACAGAGAAAGAAGCCCTTAGCAAACTTAATACCTACGCTATTTTTATTCATACACAATTAGCAAAATGACAAAAGAAAAGGCACTAGAAATTTATATGGGTAGCTTCAAGGATGCTAAACAAACCCATTTTGAGTTCATTTGGGGAGTAATACACTCAACGAATAAAGAACAAGATTACAGAATCTTTGTTGATGATTTTAATTCGATATTAGAAAGGAATTTCAAGTATGCGGATGTAAAAGCTCAAAGACAATTCAAATCACTTAGAAAAGCAGGATATACAGCCGAAGATGATTTAAAAGTATTTAAAGCATTAAGGGATGATAGTTTCCATATGGAATCAGATTATAAATACTGTACTCCCGAATACATTTCTAGGATGAATATCTATGAGAAATACCGTAATCAATACAGAGAAGAAAAGAAAATAGATTTAAAAAAAGTAATAGGTAATCCATTTAAGTAATATGAAAAAATATAACGTACTATCTGCCTTCAACGGAATGAGTTGTGGATATATTGCCTTATCTGAATTAGGATTTGATATTAATAAATATTACATTTCCGAAGTTGATAAACACGCAAATAAAATAGCGGAATTGATTTATCCTGAAAGTATCTTTTTAGGCGATGTTAGAAAAATTGATGTAGCACAATTAGAAACGATTGATATTGTATTAGCAGGTTTTCCTTGTACCGATTTATCCTTTGCAGGTAAAAAATCAGGATTGATTTGTGAGGGATTGGATGAATATATGGAACTAAGGGAGGAATACCTACAAACTAATGATGAAAACCTTTATTTTTATAACGGTAAATTCCAACAGTCAATTTTGTTTTATGAGTTTCTACGTATTTGGAATGATGTAAAGAAAATTAATCCTAACGCATTGTTTTTAGTGGAAAATGTAAAAATGAAACAAACAGAGGAATTAAAGATTAGTAAGTTATTAGGTATGCACCCAATTAGTATAAACGCTAAATTAGTAAGCGCACAATCACGAGATAGATTATTTTGGACTAATATTGCTAATAAGCCTTTAGGTATGTTTGGAGATATTTATATTGATATTCCACAACCTAAAGATAGAGGGATTTATTTAAAGGATATTTTAGAGGACCAGGTGGATGAAAAGTATTTTTTGAGTGAGAAAATTGTACAAGGATTTTTAAAGCACAAAGAAAGGCATAAGGAAAAAGGTAACGGTTTTGCTTTTGAGCCGAAAGATGTTATGCAGAAATCTAACACGTTAAAAACAATGGAGGGTAAAAGAAACACAGATACCTACATCAAAATTGACAAAAAAGGTAATATTAAATCAAATCAGGATAAAGCAAGTTGTTTTACAGCAGGTGGAAATAGTGGAGGAAATCACTCTGATATGGATTTAATCATAACCCACAACCTACAACCACGTTCGGGTAAAGGTAAAGGCGGTAAAGGGCATTTAAGTAAAACCGATCAAAAAAGTTATTGTTTGGATACTGGAAATAGTCAAGGTTTGGAGATAATTGGTAAATCCAACATCCGTAGATTAACCCCACGCGAAGCAGGAAGATTACAATCAGTACCAGAACCTATTTTGGATTTAATGTTAAGTAGCGGTGTAAGTGATACGCAACTCTATCGTTTGTTCGGGAATGGGTGGTGTATAGAGGTTATTAAACACATTTTAAATTTTATATAACATGAAAAAAACAGTACAAGTTGATTTCTCTGGCGGAGAATTTATCATCAAATTTAGAAAGATTGATGAACTACAAGAAAAAGTAGATTTATTAAGAAACAGTTTAAAGCGAGAAGCAAACACAATTAGAGGTATTTTAAACGAATACCACAACACAGATGTAGAGGTTAACGGTAGAGAAATAACTTACAGCGAAGTATTATCCGATAACGCTAAACGTTTAATCCATAACAGTAGCCAAGTTACTAATAACTTAGAGCTGATGGAAATTGAAGTTATGCGCCCTAAAGTAGATTACTTTGAAAAGATAGTACAATGGGGTAAGGATAAAGGGATATTAGATCATGGAACGGTGGCTATGCAATTCGCTAAAATAATCGAAGAAGTAACCGAACTAGGCGAAGGTATAGAGAATGAATCCACAGAAGAGATAGAGGATGCAATCGGTGATATAGTTGTCGTATTAACGCTCTTATCTAAAATGTGTAATATGAATATCGAAGATTGCATAAAGAGTGCTTACAATGTAATTAAGAACAGAACCGGTCGAATGGAGAATGGACAGTTTCTAAAAGATAAATAAATGAGAACTAAAATAAACATGGTAGGCAAAACCTATGGAAAATTACTAATACTTGAAGAGGTTAAAGAAAGAGATAGCTACGGATATATTTTATACAAATGTAAATGTTCCTGCGGTAAAGAAAAAATAATTCGAGGTCACAATATAAGGTCAGGAAACTCTTTATCGTGTAGTTGTTCGAGGATTCAACCAAACTTAAAGCACAATATGTCATATACTGCAGAACATAACGCATGGAGAAGCATGAAGAAAAGGTGTAAGAATAAAAACGATCCAAGATATGAAGATTACGGAGGAAGAGGAATAAAGGTTTGTGATAGATGGATTAATTCTTTCGAAAACTTCTTCGAAGATATGGGTTATAAACCAAGTAAAAGCCATTCCATTGAAAGAATTAATAACGATGGCGATTACGAACCTTCAAATTGTATTTGGGCTGATGTTAAAACACAAGCTCGTAATAAGAGAACTTCTATGAAAATTTTATACGAAAACAAAATTATAGATATTTTTTTATTTAGTGAAATAATGAACTTATCTGTGTCGGGAGCTAAGAAACGTATTTTTAGAAATTACAAACTCACTGATGGAATATATTTGAAATATAAATAAAATCTATAAATAAAAGTTTTAATATAAATAAATAAAATAGGTTTTCTTAGGGGAGCCTATTTTAGTTTAATAAATTTGATAAAAATATGAATATGAAAGATTTTCCAAAGGAACTTGCACACTTAGAGAAGTACGATAAATACTGCAAAAAACTAAAAGAAGGAGTATATGGCTTCTTTATTAATCAGTTTAATGAGGATGGTACAAAAAATCCAGACTGGTATGAGTTTAGAGTAAACACATTAGGCGCATCAGAAACCGCAACCGCTTGTGAAGGTGGGTACGATGAATACGGAGTACGAGCAAAATTATTTTGGAGTAAGATAGGTAAAAAGTTTCCCGAAATTAAATCTAAATTTACTTTTTGGGGATTAGAATTAGAAAAAAATGTTGCCAACGCATGGGAATATTATGATGCTACACCCGAAGGTTATATTGATAACAGATATGCAGGACAAAAGGTACGTAATTACCAAGAATTAAATTGTTATGCAATTAACATTAAATACCCTTACCTATCCGCTTCATTTGACTTCTTAGTACCCGAAGGGCAGGTTAACCCATTTACAGGTGAGATAATTGATTTCTCATACCCTTTAGAGATTAAAACTATTTCAACTGCTGCTGCTGAAAAATACGAATTAGGTTTGCCGGTAAGATATATTTTCCAAACGCACCAACAAATGATTATTTGGGAGGTAGATTACTGTGAAATTGGCGCACTTAAAGGAGGTACTGATTTTGAAGTTTATCCTATTTACATGAATGAGGGTATTAAAGAAATGGTATTAACTGAAACTAAACAGTTTTGGGATTTGGTTGAAACTGCGCGCCCTATCTATTACGAATTAGAGTTTTGCTTTGATGAAAAGAAAAAGGAAGAGTACGTTGCACAATTAGATGCTTTAGAACCTTCACCAGAACAAAACAAAGGCTACGAAGACTTTTGGAAGGAGAAGTACAGAGAAACTAGCGAGAAAAAAGAAAAGCAAGGAAACGAAGAGGATTGGGCTATTGCTGTTGGGTACAAAAAGATATTGGATCAAGAGAAGGAATTATCCGATAAAAAACAATTGTACAAAAACAATTTGCTTTACACAATGAAAGATTGTGAAGAATTAACCTTTGGTGAGAATGGTAGAGTAGTACACCGTAACCACGAAGGTAGTAGAACTTATTTTGGAGTAAATATTAAAAACTATAAATAATGAAAGAGAAAGACTTTAACAACAATTACTTAAAGGTTAAACAAAGGATTATTAACCTTAAAGAAAAAGGCGAATGGAATGTTTCAGTAGAAACAGATGTAATCAAACTTGATACAAGATTAGATGTTGCAGGAAAGCCGAAGCTATTCGCTATTGTAAAGGCGAAGTTAACCATAAACGGAATTGTGTATGAAGCACACGCACTAGAAATAGAAGGCGTTGGTGATGTAAACTATGTACATTTCCTAGAAAACGCAGAAACTTCTGCTGTTGGTAGAGCAATGTCGTTTGCAGGTATTCCAGAAGAGGGAGTTTCAATGGATGATTCAAATGTAGCTACTAAAGAGGATATAGAATCCGCTAAAGAGCAAGTAAAGGATATTAATGCAGAGAAACGTAAGGAAGTTGCTAAAAAACTAATGGAAGAAGCTTTATCTAAGAAGCAATTAAAGTTAGATGTTACACCTGAACCAAAAAAGGAGGTTGCACAATTAGTAATACCTGTCTTCAAAGAAGTAACAGGAACTATAAGAGAGAAGAAAGATAGAGAAGAAGTAATCGCATGGTTACGTAAGGTAGGTAAGTTTGATGAAAACTTATTGATAGGCGCAATGATTAAAGCTGAAATTTCTGTGAAGTTTAAATCATTTAATGATTTATTACACAAAGGAAGCTACAATGATTTATTAACTGTTTTTAAACATTTGTAATATGGATGCTTTTAAACAAGAAAGATATAGAATGAATCAAGAGTATTATACACAATTAGCTAAATCAGGTAAATTCAACGAACTACCTAGCACTTGTGAATTTAGCGAACCAGTTAAGCTTTTAGTAAGTAACTTATATAGTAGTGAAAAGAAAGAAGCTTTGATTATTGGTAAATTAAAAGGTAGATTTTTTGAAGCTAACTTCCAAAATTGGCAAATTGCTTATACAATACAAGAACCTACTGAACATAAAGTAGGTGATGTGGTTGAAGTAGAAACAGAAAGCTTTGGATTCTTTTTCGGTATGATACACACTATAAATCAAAGAGGAGTTATCATAAGTTTTGGTAAACAATCAGGTACTTTAAGAATGATAACTGATATTAAATCAATTAAAAAACTAAAGTAATGGAAAAGAAAGTATTTTGTGAAATTATTGATAGGCTTGAAGTAAACTATTTTAAGTACCTAGAAAAAACAAGAGAGGTTTCTCGTGCTTTAGGTGGTACCGTTGATTTTATTGGTGGAGAGTTTATTGATGATACCTTAAAAATATTGCAGCAGATATATTCGCCTTTTATTGATGAAGATGGAAATGTTCATTGCACAATTGCCTACTATGTGTACGAACTAAACTTTGGAAGAAAGAATGAATACATTAATGAGTTAGCTATTACTCACAAGACACCTGATGGTGATAAGCAATACTACATTAAGAACTCTGGTGAGTTGTATGATTATTTGATGATTTATAACGGAATTGTGTAACAATCTTAAAATTTATATTGTGAAAACAAAACTAATTAAACTAAACGAAGAACACTACATAATTGTAGATAATTCTGAAATTAAAGAAGGTGATTTCATGTATGATATTGATGGTGATATAGGAATTGCTATCGGTAAAGACAAATCTCAATGGGAAGGTAATAGGAAAATAACCCATTCAACTAAACCATTAAGTTTTTTAAATGAAAGCGGTATTACGACTGCTAATTTAAAACCTGATTGGACTAAAATTAAACAACTATCTGGTTATAGTGTTGAAAAGATGGCTGAAAATAAGTGGACAGAATTTGACTTATTAATAAAATCGCTACAACAACCTACTGAATGGGATGTTGAATTTGTAAATGGAAAATTAACTTTAAAACAATAAATTTATATTATGAAAATATCAGAATTAAAACAGCCTTACCGCAGAATGGCGGAGTATTTGGCAAAGAGTGATGATAAAAATAATTTGTTATCTACCGCTTTCATTTGGGAGAATACAGACGATTTAGTTTGGAGAAGATTATATTATGGAATTTACTCACCAATTACCGAAGAAATAAAAACCCATTTCCCAGCTGACTTTGATTTTTCTGGGGAAGAGGGTAAAAATGTAAATCAGAATTTTAGGTATATATCAGATACTATGTTACTGGATGATATATTACCTTTAGTTTTCAATAAAATAGGCAGTTTAAATAGTAGTGAATTCAACGAATGGTTTAATTCTGACTTTCTTCGTTTTTTGTTTGATAAAAAACATTTTATTGCTAAAAATAATAACGAACTTTACACCCAACTAGCCAAAGAGGGTAGATTTGGTGAACTACCAGAAACGTGCGAATTTTCCGAGCCTGTTGAGTTGGATGTGTGGGATGATGATAAATCTTTCGATTTACGTAAAATTACAGGTAAATTCAAAGGTAATTATATGGATATTCATTGTATTGGATGGAAAAACGCCCAACTACCCACCAAAAAAATCGACTTTACGCAGTTCAAATCTGGCGATGTTGTGGAGGTGGAACTTGTCCACAACGAAACTAAATTAGGTTGGTTTGATTTCACTAATGAAAATCATTTATACATTAGAATACTTAAACGACAAGGTAATCAAACTTGTAACGGAGGAAGTTGCGCAGGTACTAAAATTATAAACAAAGAAAAAATAAAATCAATAACTAAAATCAAATAGTTATTTATACTTTTGTATAAAATACTTTAAAACAAACTGTTATGCAATTTACTCGTAAACAATTACTTGATTTAGGTTTCCAACCAATAGCGCATTGTCTTTATCTTGATTTAGATTTATCAGGAAACAACTACATTTACTTTGAAAAAGGTGAGTTAAGCCTATGCCTTAGAGATAGTCAAGAGATGGAAACACAATTCCCTATCAAAAACTACAACTCAATTGAGGACTTAAAGAAACTAATTGAGATGATTAAGCAAGATGGAATATAAATCTAACGAAGAATATTTCTTTTCTCTTTGGTTAGATGAACTAAAAGCTAATGGGTATATCGAACGCTATGAATACGAGCCAGAAGCTATACCCTTATCCTCCAAATTGTGCAGGAATATCGGTAAAAAGGAACAGTTTGTTTTACACCCTCACGAATATACTTATGATTTTATGATTAAGTGGGAGCCTAAAGCAATAGGAATATTTGCTACTATTTTTGAAAGCAATGTTAAATCAAACACACCTTTGTATTGTGATGCAACACTAACAAGCGCAATTGAAATTAAACCAGAATTTGATTTTAAAAATATGACAAGGGAAGTAATGATAAACATTAAGTGGGTATGGGAAAAACATAACGTTTATGTCAACCTAGTTAAGCCACCTAGTTTTTTTAAAAAAAGTTTTACGCCTGCACAATTCCTATCGACAAAAACAAAGAAACCAAGAAAAATTAAATACACACCAATATTAACATTAGAAGAATATGTACAACAAGGGAAGATTAAGAAAGCTTGAATGGCAAGTAACTGAAATAATTGATTCACCTTTTGATGATAAGGATATTAAGATTACATTAGAAAGAGGTATTGAGGATTTAAATATCAAGTACAACAAAAAAGAAGCAAGGATAACAACAGAGTTGCAACCATATATAAAAGAAGAAGAAATTAAAGAAGCAATAGCAAAAGGATTTTTGGAATTTAATATTTATTAAAATGATATTACATTACATTGAAACAACAAGTGGTGAATGTTTTTCTGAAATAGATGAAAGGTTTAAATATACTTGGCTAGGAGAAGTAAATAAAATAACTAAACTATCACATGGTAGATTTAGAATTGATACTACGCAAAATAATTTTCCAGACGAAGAAACAAAACACACAATAATAATTTATCCTGCAAACATTAAAAGAATATACTACAACCATGGCAACAATTAGCAAACAAGAAATCTACACAATTAATGTTCCTAAAGAACAATACCATTTAATTAAAACACAAAAGGTACGTAGTGTACCCATAGAAACTAATCACAAGCTATTACAGATAGTTTCACACGTAAAAGGGAATACACCTACCGAAGCTATAATATGTAAGGTTACACACAAAGCTACGTACAATACACACTTTAAAAAAATGCTAACCCTAAACTACGTAATTAAATGAAAGGAGAATTTGCTTTATTTGTAGAGATATGGAAAGAACGCCCTCACTATTCAGAAATATCAGGAGAACCATTAGGTAGCTTTAACGTAGCTTTCTTTTCACATATACTAAGCAAAGGCGCATATCCCGAAATGAGAATGGATAAACGTAACATTGTCCTTAAAACAATTAAGGAACACATGGAATGGGAAACCGGTAATAGGGAGAAGCTAATGAATAACCCTAAATGGAAAAAAGTATTTGATTTACAAGAAGAATTAAAGCTTTACGCCAATACCAACAATAGGGGTACGATTAAAAAGATTAATTCCTAAATCTACCTTATAGGATTTGAATAAGTACGATGCGTATGGAGTGATGTTTCTGTACCCAAATTGTGTACCGATGTACAATCCATTTTTCTCTATACGCTCGGTTGTTTTTAATGTATCTATTCTAATTATTGATGGTTGCTTAAAAGTATATTGAATATCAGATTTAAGCAATACACCATCTATATCTTGCACAATTTGTAAGCTTAACAAACTATCACTATAATCCGTTGTAAAACGATTAAACTCGTAAATTAATGTATCGTGTATAGTATCACGAATAACCGTAACAGAAGAAGGAAGAATATCTTTTTTAACTACTGTATGGGTAACGTAAACAGTATCAGATTTACCAGGTAAATACTCAACCTCTGTTTCTATAATTCTATCTTCACCTTTTAAACAACATTTTAAAAGTATTATACTAAGTAAGATAATGATTATGTTTTTTATATTTTCCATATTTTTAAAATTAATAATTATTTATTACATGGTTTACAAATATCAACTCTACAAGTGCATACTAAACCACCATTTGGTAATGATGTTAAATATACTTCTTCATTTACTGGATTACCATTTTTAGCGTAACCAACATATTTTCCTGACCATTTGCCATTCTGCTCTATAATTGGGAATACTTTATTAATGAAATATTCAACATCTTTTTCTTTATATAAAATTTGCCACGTTTTACCAATTAATTCATCTACGCTATAACCAAACATTTCCGCGTGTGCTTCATTAAGATAAATGTATTCTCCTTTTTCGTTCAAAATTGCAATTCCTTCATGGCTTGTATTGATTGCCATTTTCAGCAATTCGTTTTGCTTAAAAATATTCGATATTTTTTCACTTAGGATTTTAATATCTTCAAATTTTTTAAACGTTTCCATTTTAAAATTTCTTTAATATCCACGAAATTATAAAGCCTACTATTATTTCAATTGCAATTAATAAACCGATTGCCTTAGACCATTTATTTTTCTGATCATAAATCTCATCTTTAGCTTCTTTCATCTGCCTTGCGCTCCATGTATCAGTCACTTCTTTATGCCACAGTTTTAAATCGTGCAAATCTTTTTCCGCTGTTTGTATTTTAACAATTTCACGTTGCAAATCATCAAATTTTTTATCTAAATTTAATTTTAAATTCTCTACGCTAGTTCTATTTCGCTCCAGCTCATTAAGTATTAATTTCGTAAAGTCGTTTATCTCGTTCATGTTCTTAAATACGTTTATTTTTATACAAATAAATATTTATCTAATCTTTTTACCCAATCAGGAACAAAAAAGTTTGGACAAGTCTTACCCTTATCAAACTCGTTATGTCCATGTATGTTCTGTAAGGAAATTGTGTATTCATCTGTTAAGTGAACTAACAATGAAGCTAAAGTTTTTTCTTGTTCAGGCGTATAGTCATATTTCGCATCCCAACCACCTTCTAAACAGATACCGATACTACCTGTGTTTTTACCTTTACAATGCGCTCCTACCTTATTTAAATCTCTTCCTAAGTGTAGTGAGCCATCAAACTTAATGTAATAGTGATAACCAATCTCATTAAACCCTCGTGCCTTATGCCATTGTTCTATATCATACACACTTGTATTCATTGTTGGTCTTGTCATTGCACAATGAATAATAATACTATTCAAAGGTCTTTTTGCTTTTGGTAGGATTAGATTAGTAATTTCCATGATTTGATTTTATATTCTCTTTTTAGTTTAACAATTGTTTCATCGTATAAATCCTTTAGCCATTGTGGTTCCGGTTGTCTTTCTCCTTTTATGTAATCTCTCAATATGAAAAATTGAGCACCAACCCTTACAGCAAAGTATTGAGTAAATGCCCATTTTATACCTGCTCCTGATTTCAGCTCCAAATATAAGAAAATAATATCATTTTTTTTACCACCGAAACCACAACGTGAAGGGTAGTCATGAAAAAAACTTGAAATGTTACCTTGGTAGTTATCCTTTACAAATGTTTTAGCATCGAAGCCATGTGTTTCCCAAAACCTACTTTTAAAAATTAGGTTTAGACAATTGTAATAATTAATCCCTAACTTGAACTCCATAACCTGTTTTAAAAAGTTTACATAAACAGATTTTTCTGTAAAGAATCTGTAAGGCTTACCAAACAATTGGTCTTTATAAGGTGCGGTATATGGCTCAAAGTTTTCCATTATTCAGTTGGTTTAGAATTTGTTTGACTATCTCCAAAGTAATAATTAATAATCGTTGCAACTAAAGTACCTATTAAAAAACCTAGTACTGTATCAACCACTCTATGATTGTCTTTAGGAATAGTTATAAATGTTACACAAAATAAATAAACTACTGAAACAAAGCTGTAAAATATAGCTAATTTGTTTCTCATATTGTTAAAATTAATTTTCATTTTTTTATAATATAAGGATAATGTGGATGCTTTACTTTATCTATCTTTTTATCTGCTTTGCATTTTACAGCAAATAGGTAAAAGAATATTCCAAATAATACAATAAATGCAACCCTTTCAAGATTAGTTTTCTGCATGGTTTACTGTAATTTCTAATTGTGGATAAGCGTCAAATATAGCTTGGTGTTCGGGTAAAATAGTATTCGCGTAGAAATATAATTTGTCGCCCTCGTCATGCGTTACCATATTTGTAGTTTTTCGGTGCATTGCTAAACCCATAGCAATCTCAGGCTCATTCATTGCACCCCATACAACACCGCTTTTATTTTGTATGATTTGAACAGCTTTATCTTCATGCCACCTTGTTGGCAATTCCTCCACTATCTCCACGTAATCAGTAATATACTGCTCTGTTACCTCATCTTTAACAACATAACCAAAACCTCTCCATACCCATTCATCTACATATCTTTGAGTTACTGTGTCTTGTGGATTATTTACCCTATGTTGTGTAATCCATTCATTATTTAAATGTTGCATTTGCGTTACGTAAACGCTTATTTCTATTTTATAAACCATATTTTGACATAAAATAATCGTTAATAGCTATCCTTTCATTATCCGTAACCTTTCTGTTGTAAGCTACGAATTCCATAATTGTTCCGTTTAATCGTGTTTGGGCATCAGGATTAATTCCGTGTCCTGCACCAAATCGAAGACCATCAATTACACAAGACCTTAAAGGAATACTAGAAGTTAATAAAACTCTATTTTCTCTGTATTGGGAATTGGTACTGTCAAATGTAGGGTTCATGAATATAAATCCCGTAGGTAATGTTTGAGTTTTTACAGCAGGAAAAGCAGTTCCACTGGGGTCTGTTGTAACTAATCTCATTTCATTAGAAAACCAGTATTGAATTATTCTCTTATTATCGCTAGTACTACCAAAATAATAAGGAAAAGTACTAGATACAAGCATTCTACCAACAAAAAAAACATCGACCACACCTGTTAAATCACTTGAAAAAGTAGTCGATAAGAATTTAGCGGTACTTGCACCATCAAAATTTATTCCTCCTTGTCCATTTAACAAACTATCAACCCATAACGGTTGACTTCCTCCATTAGCTTGTGTTAAATGCCTACCATTACCGCTACTATCCCTCCATTCGCTTACTCTATCTGCTGTTTTAGTTATTGTCGCTAAATCGTTGTTATACCAAACATATGGGTTTGCTAATAAAATAGGATTTACAAATCCCATTACTTTATTCCCTCCAATAGTACCTATTTTTGAAGTTCCAAACGTTAATATTTTATTTTCTATTGCCATATTTTTGAAATTGTTACATGAATGTTAATGTTAGCGCTATTCCAACTACCCGAGGAAATAAATAAATTTTGTCCGCTTGTTGTACTAAAAAAAGTTGTACCCAAAGGTAATTTTACAAGTGCATTTGCACCAATTACAACCGCATTTGCAACATTAGTAGCTCCAGCTGTTGTGCCTATGCTAATTGTAACCGCGTTGGCTGTTGTGTTTTGAACTGCAATTGCACTAATTTCAAACTTAGCTTTAACATTTGCAGAATTTCCGTTTATATCTAATAATGCAAGTTGTTTATTTCCTGTTACTGCGTTTTCTCGAAGTATATTGTAAATTTCTACTGTTTCAAACTCCTTTACTTCATTATTTACATCTAATCCTAAAATACCCTCTTGAGCAAAACTTAACTCAATTGCAAACCCTCCAGCATTTCCCTTTAAAAGTTTATTTTCTTGTATTTTTAAATCTATATTCCCACTTCCATTTTCTGCAAATCTTGTTGTTTCTGTTGGAGTTATAGCGGTTGAACTTAAATCAACTATTGTTTCATCGTTTACAGCATCATCAACAGCCTCTAAATAACCTGTAAACCTTAAACCTGCTCGTTCAGGTAAAGGTGTTACATCCGTACCATTATATATTTCGTGACCTCCTCCTTGTGGTTGTACATTTTGCCACCTTTGATTAGCATTATTCCACGTTAAAACATCATTATTTGCTAACCCCGATACCTGAACTCTTTGGTCTGAATGCAAATCAGTTCCTTGCTCTGCTCTAACCATAAGTGTACCATTATTGGCAGCGTGTATTACAAATGCTGTAGCTATTTTTAAATTAGGAGCTGTAGGCTCTGTTGCTGTTAATTGACCAGCAACCGTGGGGCTTAACCATAATACATCACCATCATTATAAGCATTTGTATTTATTTGTCTAATTTTACCGTAGCTACAAATTTGACCATCTGCACCTATAGCAATATTTTCTGCTGCAAGACCAATAAATAATCTACCTGCAATAGTGCCATTAGCAATCATTGGAGCTACTGTAATTCTACCACTTGCACCTAATGTACCAGTAGCATATACAGCAGTGCCCTTGGTAATTATTGAAGCTGTATTATTCCTTACATGAACAAATGTATCTTGACCCATATAAAGGGTAGTACCATCCATTATTAGTTTAATGGTTTCTTCGTCAGCACTCCAACTTACTTCCCCCTGAGTACCTGTACCACCTCTTAACTGAACAACATCAGCAATAACATTACCTGTAACATCTACATTGCCAGTACCATTAATATCATTACCATTTAAGTCTAAATTACCTCCTAGTTGTGGTGTGGTGTCTTGAATAATATTATAATACTCAGTGATTTGTAACCAGTTTGCAGGATATGCAGAAGGAGTATATCCAGCAGCACCAATAGCAGCAATCATCCTAAATGATGCACCATTAAACATAACACCGTCACCTACTGCATAGGTATAACCATTGTTATAATCTCCTAACCAATTTATATCTGTAATTAAATCTAAAGCGGTTTGAGTAGCCGTACTTATAGGCTTATTTGCATCACTTGTATTATCTACATTATCTAATCCAACTGTTGTTTTATCTAGTGTTTGAAAAGTCTTATCTCCTCGGTAATATTGCCCTGTTGTACCTGCTGTAATAGTTGGCTCTTTAGTATCTAAAGCAGTTTGTGTTGCTGATGAAATAGGTTTATTTGCATCACTTGTATTATCAACATTACCTAATCCAACAGCTGTTTTATCTAGTGTTTGAAAAGTTTTATCTCCTCGGTAATATTGCCCTGTTGTGCCTGCTGTAATAGTTGGCTCTTTAGTATCTAATCCTATTTTCAACAAGTTAACCGTAGGGTATTTAGTAGTTGAAGTATTAATTACACTATTCTCCTTATTAGCTAACAACTCTCTATTCCCTAAATCAGTAACCAATCCAGTTATCTTACTTTGTGGTAATTCAGGAATATCATCAACAGTAATTGTGTAACTACTAGCACTTGTTACTCTACCTTTAGCATCAACAGTTACAGTTGCTAAATCATACGTTCCTGCTGTTACTCCACTAGCAATTAAACTTAATGTACCTATATTATTTAATGTAGCATCACCGCTTACTGCTCTCGCAACAGCATTACCCAAAGTATTACCAATAAAAATAAATCCGTTAGGTAAAGTAAATGAACCATCTTTTGCTAATTGTATAATATCGTTAACTGTTCTTCCTTGTAAGAAGTTTGCATCCAATCCACTACCATCTCCATCTACCTTACGTAATTCGTTTAGTAATTCTAATGGGAATTGTGTAACCATACGCCATTGGGTACTATTACTATCATACGATTTTACCCTTTCGTAAAAAGGTAAATTCATATTGGAAGTATCCTCCCATAAAACTTCTCGGTTATCAGGAGCGACTACACCCCTAGCTAACGCTATTGCAGGTACATTTATTGCCATTATGAATAAGTATATGTTGCTCTATCATCCCAAACTTTATCAAAGTTGCTGTTACCACTCGCATAAGTAGTAGTAGTTAAAGCACCTGCTACAACTATTTTTTTAATCTTCCATGCAGGAGTTCCGCTTAATGTTCCAGGTAAAGCATAACCTTCATAAGTTGTTCCTGCTACCGGTACATCTACTCTTAACCTTTCTACATTATTTGTATCTACTGTTAGTACAGCAGGCACAATTTGTATCTTTTGGCTTTCGTATAATTGTGCATTAAACTTTTCTACACCTCCGTTTAATACTTTAAATAAACTTGGGCGTAGTTGCACATTTTCCTTGCCTACAATAGTTAACTTATAAATGAACTTAACACCGTTTTGGTCTAGCTTAACAGTACCCTTAACCGTACTTGCTACCTCATCAACAGCAGTAATCTGTGCCTCTAATGCAGTAATAGTAGTAGCAAAATCCGTTGTAAATGCTTGTGAAATAGCAACACCATTTAAAGTAAACGATAAGGTATCTCCCGAAACTAATTCAGAAGTAAATAAAATATCCCATCTATTTACACCTAATCTAATTCCACTATCTACAACAGTTCCATTTAAGTCCTGTCCTATTCTCCAAAATTGTTCTGAATCTATCATAATTTATTTTTTATAAATTTCGGTTATAAAGTTACTAATTTTTTTTGTTATTTACGCTTTTCAAATAATAGATCAAGAACTCCTGTTCTTTTTTCATCCTCTTCTTTAAAACCTCTTTCCCTCTGTTTTTGTAACATTTGCATCATTTTAGCAGGCTCACCTTTACCTGATAATTTAAACATAGTGTACAAACCATCTATAAACGCTCCTTGTTTATCATTTTTATAAGATTCATATTGTTGTCTTATCAAAGTTTCTAAAGCCATTTCTCTAAGTATATCATCTCTCTCTACATTATCTAAAGGAGGCGACATTACTTTGTAAACATCAGAAATAAAATCAGTACCTGCACCGATAACACCAGAATATTCCATTGGATTACTTGAATAAGGCAACCTTCCTTCATACTCCTCATCAACATATTTTAAATGTAAATTTTCAAAAAGAGTATTAGTACCTAAAACAGTTAAGTCTTTTACAGGGCTTGGAAATTTACCTCCAAAGAATATATCTGTAAAAGCATTTATTCCTATTCTATAAGAAGCCTCTTCTAAAAACTGCTTATCCTTTAAAAGTTTTAATCTGTCTTTTTCTTCTTCATCTCTTGGATCTTCATAACCTATCTCTTCCGCAGCAGTTTCGTATATTTGAGCGTATAACAACTTAACTATTTCAGACATTGCTCTAAATGTTATAATAGCCGAAGTAAAACCTACAATTGCCTTTACACCATTAAATCTATCTTCAACGGTTACGTTTTTATTTGTTTCAAACATATCTAACAAAGCATTAGATGCAGCATGAGAAGCATTAGATGCGTGAGATTGAAACATAAAGAATAAGTTAGCTAATATCTTATTATCCTTTCCAGAAAATAAATTACCCTGCTTACTTGTAGCTGATTCATTATTAATCTCTGCCGATAACATATCTGCTATATGTGTATTCTTTTCATTCTTATTAAATATTAAATCATCTATACTCTTAACATCATAACCTTCTTTTTTTTGTTGGTTTATCATTGCTGTTATGTATGTCAATTGTGCAGCCATAATATCGGAATAAACCATTGCAACATCACCGATATTCAATGCTTTTTGTAAAGATATAGCAGAAGCTACTTTAGAATCTTTAAATCCTGGTATCATTCGTAATGGCTCTGAATATAGTTTCTGTAAAAATCTATAAGTACCACTATCAGTCAAAGCAAAACTTTTTTGCCTGTTTAACGATTGTGCAATTTGTTCATCACCTAAAGGGGCTCTGTTTCTTACATCTGAACCATCTAACAATTGTCTTATTTTATCTCTACCTTTTTCTGATGCTAAATTATTAGCGTAAAAAGCTAATCCTTGTGTAAAATCTTTTGCGCCAAATCTTGATAAAGTATGAAATAAAACTGTTGGTTGTTTTACAACTTGTCCAGTTGTATTTAATATCGACTTTTTTATGTTTGATAAAACATCCGTAGTTTTCTTACTAAGGCTTCGTGAATTATCTAACTTAGACTGTTGTACAGAAGTTTCATTATTAATCCAATTAGCAATCCTTTGGTATAAATAAGAGTATGTTTCTGTCATATTCTTATCTTTAAAATTCTCATAAAAAGATTCAGCTTGTAACAACGCATCTAATTCAATTACAGAACCTCTCGTGAACATATCATAGTAGTTTTCTAAAACTCTTGATTGCGTTACACCAGTAAAGTCAAAATCTAAAATCTTATCTGTTCCTACTGATGCAGGATTTACTTTTTTAAATACCGTACCTGATTGTGGATCTCTTATTACATTTAAATTATTAAATGCTTCTTCCGCAACAGACTTATCCGCTTTTGCTCCTACTTCGTTTTTTAAATAAGAAGTTGAAGTATAATAATCTTCTTCAATAAAAGCATTACCGTTAAATAAAATATTAGAAGCAATCAACATTGGTTTTTGTTTCTCGTATTCATTTTTCGCTAAATCAAATACCCTTTGTTGTTTTTCACTAAATACTTCACCATTGTTGTAAGCATTTACATAATCCTCATAGGTATCAAATTTATTTATGAAATCTAATGATTCTTGATATTGGTTAGCTCTAATTTCTGCTGATTTCTTTTTATTTCTACTAGAGTCTTTTGATTCAGATATTCTTCTTAATTCATCTATATCTCTTTGTAGTTTTTCTTTTTTATTCTCGAATAGTAATTGTGCATCAATCTCGCTTAATCCTTTTGGTGAAGTTAAAAAATAAGCTTTAGCTCCTAAGTCGTAATTTTCACTTGAACTAACTTCAAATTTTAAAGCCTCCTCAAAGTTTTTATTGAATTTTTTATATTCAGTTTTAGCAAGGTTAATACCTACGTTAACTTTACTTATAATTTCAGCACTTATTTTTTGCCCTGTTGAACCTACAAAAATTCTTTTAAACGCCTGACCTAATGTTAATCCTTGATACTTACCCTTATTTGGCGTTAATACTGATTTAATAACATTACTAAATTCTCTAAACGAATCTTTTATTAACTGTTTATTTTCGTTAGCTTTTAAAACACCAGACATTTGATTAGCAACAAAACCAAGTTTTGCTAAACTATCAAAATTCATTAATTCAGAATGTAACTGATTAATTTCTTTTAACTGAATATCACTAAGGTTTTTTAACTCGCCTGTGTCTATTAATTTTCTTAAAGCAGGAATTAATATCTTGTTAAAAGTATCTATTTCTAAAACAGTTTTACCAGCACTAGATGTACTACTACCTATTTTATAATTAAATAATTCATCAATATTCTCTTCTGTTAACTTTTCTAAATCAGCTCTTTTTTCATCTCTTTTAATACCTCTATTTTGAATATTTCTTTCCTTTGCACGTTGCTCTTCTGGCAACATTATCATATCTATATATTCTTTCTCTGATAAAGTGGTATTAGGATTATTTTTTTTATATTCCTCGTATCGTTTTTGTATTAAAGCCTTTCTTTTATCATTAGTATAATTTTCTGATTCTGTTTCTGCTTTTTTTATAATAGAATTTAATTGACTATCATTATAAGATAAATTTGAACTTCCTGATAAGTAACTTTTAATATCTTCTAAAGCATTTAATAATTCTGTTTTAGTTGTAGTGGTTAAATGATTAGCTTCAATATTCGCTAAAGTTTGAAATACCATTAATTGTTTCTTTGGTATATTCTTAAATTTCTTAATAGCCTTTTGTAAACTATTTATATCTTCATTAACTTTAAAATCAACAGCTTTAGTAACTATCTGTTCTATTTGTTGTGTTAAATCATAAATACCACTAAGGTTGTTTAAGTTTGCTTTTTGAAAAGCATTAGTTATTGAAGAAACTTGTGATGTGGTAAATTTAACTCCTTTTGTTGTAACACCACTCATAGCATTTAAGAAAATGTTTCTTAAAATAGTAGCTTGTTGTTTATCCTTTAATATCAAATCTGATAATTGATTAAACAATGATTTAATGTTACCACCTCCTTTTGTATTTAAATTATTATTAGTAACTTCATTTTTTTTATTTGTTTCCTGTATCTTATTTATAGTAGGTTGACTACTTTCTAAAACATCAACTTTTTGTTTATTAGATTCTAACTCTTTTAACTCAGCTTGTTTTTGAGCTATTTGAGCATCGTATTTAGCGCTGATTTCTTTTTTTGATTTTTTACCGTTTTGGTATAATAAATAATTGTCTGCGTCTTCTGCGTCAACATTTAATATTTCTTCTTTAGTGTAGACAACACGATTTACAACTTTATCTATCGTAACTTTTCTACCATTATAATTAATTACATTCCCTGGTTTAAATAACTCATCTATCGTTATCTGATTATCAAACTCTTCTCGCTTTTCTTTCTCTAATCTTTCTATATCAGCTTTAATTTTATTTACTTTAGTATTATCTGTTTGTTTAGATTCGTTAGATTCTTTTAAAGTGTTTTTTTGATTTTCTACCGATTCTGAAATAAAATCAATAACAGCACCTTCAAATGTTTCCATTCTCTTAGCTCTAGTTTTTTCTAAACCATCTAAATCTTTATAAAGTTTTTCAGCAAATGTTTTAGCATCTATAATACCATACTTATTAGCTATTTTTTCTATTGAAGCTAAAGTAGGTAAAGAAGTAATTTGTGTTTTATACAAATGTTTTATTCTATCTCTAACATTTTGCTTAACCTTACTTTGTTGTAACTTAGTTATAGGATTTTTTAAATCTGCTATTTGTTTAATATCTGTGGTTGCTTTAGTTAATTGTGCAACAATATCATTAATTTCCTGTGCTGTTTTTCCTTTTAGTATATCACTATTTTTAAACTTAGTAATAGCCTTATTAAAACCATCCATAAAATTAGCACTTGTTTTTAACGTAGCACTTAATGTTTTTAAGAAAGCTTTTGCGATTAATGGTTCTACACCGAATATTGTTGAATAAGTATTATTGCTCATCTTATCCGCCATCTTATCTATCTTACTAGCAATATCTCTTAATACATCTGATGAGGTTTTTTTATCAGAGGTTAAAGCCGATTCTAATTGTGCAACCTCCTTTTTTGCCTCATCTAATCCTGCTTCTTTTTTTATTGCATCTAAGTTTTCTTTTATCTCTGAATTTAACCTATTCGTTGCTTCCGTTGTTGAATATAATCCACTTGCTACACCTTTAGCATACTTTTCAGTTAATGCCTTTACAGTAGGTGAATTAGATAATACTCTATCGTATAATGTTTCAGGATCCATTCCTAATTGTGTAGCATCATTACTTAACGCATCAATATTGGATTGTCCTGTTTTAGATTGTTCTGTCTTTATCTTTACCTTATCAGCTAATCCTTCTTCTTTCAAATTAGGCTCTTTCACTAATTGTGCAACCTCATCTTTACCTAAATTATTATCTTTAGCGAATTGGTAAACTTCCGATTGTTTTTCAGTAGAAACACTATTACCAATAATAGACAACACACCTGCTTGATTAGGATTGCTTTTTAGCTCCTCTGTTAAACTTTCGTTCAAACTTGATAATCCATACAACTCCGCTTCTTTTGGTTTGCTTAAATCTAAGTTTTCTTTTAACGTAGGATTAGCCTTAACCAATTCAACCGCATCAATAGTTTTATCCGTATCCTCTAATTTGTTTTTTAAATCACCTATCTTATATGCTTCCTCTAAACTATTCGCCTTTACAAAGTTTACATCCACACTAGCAACACCATCTTCCATTGCAGTTGCAACACGCTTAGTACCATTGATTACATGAAGTTCATTTGTTTCTGTATCTTGCCATACATCAATTACTCCTGCTTTTTTTCTATCAAATGTTTCTGCAACCGGTTTAGCTTCATCTACTACTAATTGTTCTGTTGGTACTCTTAATTGTGTACCCTCCTCAACTTTTTCTGTTACAGTAGTTACTATTCCCTCTTCTGTACGTACACTTTCGCCTACGTATGTTTCCAGTAACTTACCTTCATCCTCGCCTTTCAACACCTTTAAATCATCATCCATTTCCTTTTTAGTTACGTATGGTAAATCTGCCGGAGCTAACTCTTCTTGTTCTTGAACAGTTCGTTTTATATCTAACTCCTCCTCCGTTAATGGTTTGTAACCTAACTTCTCACGTAAAACAATTTCTTGTTCTACTGTCATATTACTTGCGATTAATTGTCCTCCTTTTCCATCAGGATATAACCTATCTGATTTTGTTTGTGCTTCGGCTTTTAATTGTGCAATAACATCATCAGGATCAACTCCCATTTCGGACATTACACCCTCCATTGCTTTTACTGTTTCTGAATTAGGGTTTACCTCCTTCGCTTTTTTATATGAACCTACCAATAAAACTTTTGCGTTTTTACCCATAGACATCATACCCATTGCAAACGTTAACTCAAATTTCTCTATTCCCTCTTCTCTTGATTTACCAAATGTAGCATCTAAAGTTTCTTGACTTATTCCTGTTTTTGTAAAGTTATCAAACAAATCCCCTGCATATTCCTCTACGGTAATACCAGTAGCACCCACTAATGATTTTGTAAAGAAATTAATAATTGGGTTTAATGGCTTTAGTTTTCCTGTTACTTTGTTAAATACTAATTGTGCAGCCTCCTCTGCACTACCCATAGCAAAACTCGTTTCTTCACTAGCTAATTCAAAGTTAACACCCGAAATTATTACATCAGCTATCTTCTTAAATTTACCACCTTTATCATACATAGCAAATACTTTAGGCAACATTCCTGCACCTCTTGCTAATGTTCCTGCACCACCTGTTAATATACTTGTTCCTGCTATTTGCGCTCCTAAGATAGTTGTAGTACCAAGTACACCTCCGAATTTTTCAGAAATAGTAGGTTCTAATTGTTTATCAGCATCTTTTAAATTAATACCTACTTCCTTTAATTTTTCATTTAACATCCTTGCTTGATTCTTTTCAGAAGTTGAAGTCATATTAAACTCACCTAATATAGCATCAGAATAACCTTGTGATAAATCTCTAAATACATTTAAAGTTTTTTCTATCTTAGTTTCATCAGGCTTTATAGCTTTCTTAGTTATATCCTCATTCAAAAATAAAGCATTGCTTAACGCCAATACTTCTGCTTTAGCTAAGTTTCGTTCTCTATCTAAGTTGCTTAATTTAGCGTTTTGTTTAGTTAATTGTGCATCCGTTAAAATTCTACCACCTTCACGCTCCGCATCTCTTATACCTCTTGCTTCCTTCTCTAAATAGTTTAACTTATACGTAGCATCAGTCAAAGCACCTTTTAACTTCATGTAATCATTCTCATACTTTGAAGTAAAGCTTTCTTGTGTTACTGTCTTTCCAGTTTCTTTGTTTATTACATTAGCAAATTCATCAAATAACTTATTGTTATTACCTCTTATCTTATCTACTTCTTTAGATAGTCTTTGGGATTCTTTTAAATCTTTTTCAAATTGTGCAACCTCCTTGGGATTAATAACCATTGAACCCTTACCTGTTTCATCTGCACCTTGTTGTTGTTGCATAAAGGATTTACCCTTATACGCATTTAATCTATCCATTACACTTGAATACTCGTCAACAACCTTTCTATCGTTATCCTCTAAACCCATTAAACTAAAAGAAAGATTTTTATTCTTCTCAAAGTTCATTTCTTTAGCTTTATTCAATAACTCTATATTCTGTGTGTATGCAGTTATATCTTTGAAATCCTTTGGAGCAGGAGCGTATTTGTTAATCAAATCTAATGAAGATTCTAAATCCTTACGCTTAAATTCTTTTACTGTTTCGTCTAAATATTTAGCCTTAGCTCTATCAACTTCCTCTTCTGTTAACTTATATTTTTCAGCTAACCTTTGTCCACCATCAAACATAGTTAACTCATTGTCGCCTTCAAATATGGATTTTAAATCCTCTTTAGGAATTAAGTTTAATCTACGTTGTAAATCTTGTTCAGGCTTTGCTTCTTGTATTTCTTTTGCTCTTGCTTTTTCTTCAATATTAGGTGCATAGGTTTCACCAACAGACATAGCTTCTTGCTTTGCCTGTTCCATTTTTTCTTCCTTTGTTGCTACACCTTTAAAGGCTTGCTCGGTTTCCTTATCAACATCCCAATTAATGTTAGTTGATTTTTGTTTCCTCTCTAAAGCAAGTTTAGATTCTTGTTTCTTCTCTTCTAGCTGACCTAACTTCTGCCCTCTAGCTAAAGCCTTTTTCTCCTCTAAACTAAGTGGTTTTGTAGTACCCGAAGATTGTTCCTTCTTCGTTGCGCTTATACCCGAAGAAGATTCTTCCGTACTCGAATCCGATTGAGATTGACTTTTTTTTTTAGATAATTCCTCTTCTAAGAAAGAATCTAAAAAATCTTTTTCACTTGTATTACTTTTTAATTCTTCTTCTAAAAAAGAATCTAAAAAATCTTTGGAGTTATTTTCAGGCATAAATTGTTTATTTTATTTTTTACTTTCAGCTCTTATTATAAAGGTTTCAAATGATTCTATATTTTGCTTTTTTTCTTCTTCTGTTTGTTTTTTATTGTATTCAACTACTTTTGTTTTATACTTGTTATATGATTCCAAATATTGCTTTTTCATATCATCAGTTACTTTGATTTGCTTCTGTGTACTATCAGGTGCTTTTTTTGTTTGTGTAGGTTGATTAGTTTCACCCTTTTTTCTTTTTAAACCCTCTGTATAAGAATAACTAGTTAATAAGTCTTTTGATTCAGCTTGGCTCTCTAATCTTTGCATTTCTTTAATAGCTGTATTCTTACTTTGCATATACCCCCTAAACTCCCTGTAAGGAAGCCCTAACAAAACATTACTTTGCTTACCTTTCTTAACCTCCTTTTGATAATCACCAACGACTATTGGCTCAAAAGATATATTTTCATCAGAAAATTTTAAACCTCTAAATTCACCTTTTTCTAACATATCATCACTAACAACAGTGTTAGATAAATCAATAGTTCTTTTCTTACCCTTTTTATCTGTAAATGTAACAGTTGTACCTTCTTTAAATACTGGTAAATTTTGAATAGAGTTGGCTTTAAATTTAGAAGAGCCTTGGTCTTTGAACAATCTATCAAAAATATTATCTTTATCACCTAGCTCAAAACCTTCATCACTTAAATTATATTCCCCTTTTTTATCTTTTTTAGCTTGATAAGCTCCTCTTAAACCAATTAAGACGCCTCCTTTTTGTTTTAAAAAGTTTGGTTGGAACTCCGCATCTTCTGTTACATTAAATGTTGTACCATATAAACTTGTTGTTTTATCATCTGTAAAACCATAAACACCCTCTCCGCTACCAACTTTTTGTGAAAAATCAAATTGTTGGTTTGGTTTTATCTCATAAGGAACTTGATTTATTAATTCTGATTGTGAAGGTTTATCTGGTGTTTTTACATTTTTCTTTAACTCAAGATTACCATAATCGTAAACTGCTTGTTTAAACTCATCTAAACTTCCGTACGTTTGTTTCATTTTAGAATTACCATCATTCCACATTCTATTCGCCCAATTATCCATTGCATCTTTAGATGTTTTTTCTACTTGGTCGTAATTATAATTACCAAACTCATCTTTCTTAGAACTTTGCGTTATTGTGTTTATTAATTTACTAACTTCTGGTTGCATAAATTGTTTTTCATATTTAGCCATACTAAAGCTAGGTACTAATTGAAACTTGCTAAAGTCATAATCACCTGGTGATTCTACAAACTGTTGAATTGTTTTTCTTGACTCTTCTTGATCCCACTTTTCTCCTCCTTGTTCTAAAGAAAATAAATATTTTGATGTTTGTTGTTCAGCTAATTTAGCGTTATACACAAGTGCTTTTAAATCTGTAATCTTTTTCTTATATTCTAAAGCCTCGTTAGTATTTCCTTTTATAATATTTCTAGGATTATCTTGTGCATATTTTTGTAATTCAAGTATTTTTTCTTGAACCAATGGTTGATCTCTAAACCATACACCGCTATCTATTGATTCTAATTGTTTATCAATAGCTTTCTTACCTTCCTTATCCTCTTTTATTAACCTAGCTGTTTCTTCCTTAAAAACAGGGTTGTATGTACTATCAAATACTTGTGCAAAACCTCTGCCTTGCCCTTGTGATACCCCTAATGAATCTGCTTCTTCAAACATAGTTTATTTATAATTTAAAGCCCATAAAGGAACATTATTACTTTGAACAGGCGGAAAAATTGTACCGTAATCTTCTTGTAGAGAACCAATATCGTTTACCGATTGTTGTTGCGATAAATTAATATTACCTCCTGTATATGGATTTAATTGATTTATGCTTAATTGTGGAGTGTTAGGAGTTACAGTATTATTATTTCTTTTAAATAAATCCCTAACATTTAATCCATCACCTCCTGAAAGACTATCAAGCATAGAATAGTCAACTAACATACGTGAAGCATCAGTAAATCCTCCCATAGCATTCTGCATACCCGAACCAATTAATCCTTCTGCCATACGCATTTTGTTTAAGAATGGCTCGTATTCGTTTAATTGGAATTGTGTATCCCTCTGCCTTCCCATTTCAGCTCTTTGTGCTGTTAATAAATTTTGATTCTGCAATCTCATTTGAGAATCTTGCATAGCTAATCTATTCAATGAATCTAACTCACCTTGGTATAACTGTGGAATACCTGCGATACCTGCTCTCCTATCTCCCAAACCTCTTACAGCTTGTTGCTGACTTCTCTGCATATCTTGTATAAACAAATTTCTTTGTTCCTCTGGCATACCTTCCAAAGCTTGTACTTGTGCTTGTGTTAAGTTAGCAATAACCTCTTGTGGTATCTGCCTCATAGGTCGTTTAGTTTCCCTTAACGCCTTTCTTCCTGCTAAAAATTGTGCGATACCAGTACCTGTTTTTACTGCTGCAGGTATCCCTACTAATAAGCCCATTGTTAACGGATCCATATTATATCATTTTATTAATTGTGTAACCTACTCCACTCACCGCAAATCCATACAAAATACTCATTTGTATTCCAACCCCACAAAACAAAGATAGCAAAACTCCACAATATAAACCAACACATTGAGGACAACTTATAAAAATTCCTAGTTTCATTGAGTATCCTGTTATTCGCTCTCTAATCAACTTAAATATATTGCCCTTAGTTATTATCATAGTTAATCCATAACCTGATAACAGTATCAAAAATAGCGTTTTCATTACTTATTTGTTCTTTGTGAAATAGCGTAATTTAATCCTAATTGATACACAATTTCCTTGCGCTTTGAATTAGTTATTAATTTAACTAAGAAACTTCTATCTCTCATTGCATCACCATTGATTTTAGGAAACTCCTCATTAACACTATTCATATCCCTCCAAACTTGTGAGTAATATGCGTTTTCTTTACCGTTAAATACTAATCCTTCTAAATCTTCATCTAAGAAATCATCTAATGTATTGTTTGTTTCCTGTCCGTTTAACGTTTCAATAATTACATCAAATGGACTTGTAGTGTAAAGTACAATAGATTTTAATATCTTACTTGATTCAGGCATAGTGTTAAACGGTACCCATAACTCACTCTTATTCGGAATACCATAGAATACAGAATGATTATCGTTTTGATCGTGTAGGAATAACTGTCCATTTTTAAATGAAACAATATTCAACCCTACTGAACACATATACTCTGGCGTAAATGAATAGAAACTTGTCCAATGCTTTGTTGTTTCACTAAACGCTAAAGTTATTGGTTTTATATCCACATCTACCTTTCTTTCGTATGCAGGTAATATTGGTGTTGCAGATAATATGTACTCACCAGTTGTTATACTTCTCTCTACTGTTATATCAGCTTCGTAGCCTGTTTCGTTTTTAGCTAATTGTGCATCAAACACAATCGTTGAACTACCTTCTATTAATTGAGTTTCATACACAATTGAGCCGAAGTTTATATTCCCAACAACAGGAGGTATAAATAATGTTCTGTTTAACCCACCAAATGCAACTACCAATTCATCATAACCTACATCGTAAGTTGTAAATATAGTTGGTACCAATTCTTGTGATAAATACTCCTTAAACTTATCCTCAAAAAACTCCTCCATTTTAATATCGGAAATAAGCGTAATTCCATCCGTACTTAATCTACATACAGCACCTCTTCTGTAATCAACAAAGTATCTTCTGTTTCCGTAGTAAGAAAAACTTTCAGGGTGTAATCCAATTCCATATTCGCCTGAATAATAAATCATTTTACTTAATACCTTCTCACTTGCAGCAACTTGTCCTTGCGCAAATTGGTCAAATATTACATTTTCCTCCACTAAAATCTGCCCTACTTTTAATTCTTGATAACACTCTAATCGCTTATCTATTGAAGCTAACCTTTGAATACTTCCGTACTTTCTATCATACTGCTCAAAGTTCTCATCAAAGAAACTGTTTAAACCATTAATACCTGATTCTGGAATAAACCTTTGCGAATAGTAAATTGTAGTTGGTCGCCTTAATTGTTTAATATCCATATTAACAATATTTGGTCGCCCTGTGTCTGCTGTGATAAAATTTCTATTCACAAAATCATTTACGTAATTACTCTCTACATATTCATTCTTAAATAAAGTATCCGTTATAGGCATATTACGTTTAAACAAATATGTATCTCCAGAATTAAACTTCACTATTGCAGGTTCCGTATCAGTTTGGTTTTGTTCATTACCTAAATGTAAACCATTCTCTATATCGTAAAACTCTCCAATCTCAAAAAAGAAGTTATTTTCTAAATCTTTAACCGGTGTGTATATCTCAAATAAATCACCACCACCACTTGTTAATGTAGGTAAGTTAAACTCATTACGTAAAGTTATTATTCCTGTACCTATATCGTAATTCAATATCTCTAAATCAAATCTCTGTGTAAAAGGAAACCCATTTGCAGCTTTGATAAATCTTAATCTATCTCCCTTAGTAAATGTATAAACTAATTCACTTCCCTTGTTTATCTCATTGTATCCGTTTACAATGTTATCGATATTTATCTCAATTGTGTATCCATCATTACTTGATGTTACATCATCTGAAATAGTTTTGTATGTAGTTGATTTTGAAATAAATTGAATATAGTTTCTAAACGTTAACTTCTTTGTTCGTACCCATGCGTAATGTGTAGCCCAACTTGGTGCCTTATGGTAAATGTAACCACTTACTACTGGTACCGAACTAAACGCATCAACTAATGGCGTGTTTAACGATTGTAAACCTAGCTTTACCTTATCTGTGAAAAATGGTATATCTAACTTCAACTTATCAATAGTGTTTACAGCTCCGCTTCTATTCGCTCTATCAAAATAAACTATACCAAATTCATAGCTTGTTCCTCGCTTTAAAAAACTTTTTCCTAAACCAAAGGTTGTTGTAGCAATTATACTGCCTAAATCTAATCCTATGTTTACATTATAAATTTTAACTAATGGGTCATTATTAACACCAAAATACATTAATACAGATGGATTAGTTAAAATATTATTTATTACAGTAGAAATAATTTTAGAATTACCTTGGTATGCGTATAATGGTGAATTAAATAAATTTGTAGGTACATTAAATACAGTTGAAAAAAACGAATTAGCATAAACAATTATATCAAAATACCCACTGCTATCAGTTGTTTGCGTATCACCTGTTGATGTAACAATAGTCATGTTTACAACTGGATTACCGTTTGTATCAACTATTCTGCCTGTAATATTTGATTTAGATGTGGCTAAAGCACTTTTATTTTTTACCTGCGCTAACAATCTTAAACCGTCATTATCAGTTGAAAATATTTGATTAACTTCTTCTAAATTAGTTAATTCTGATTTGTAAAAAACAACAGGAGTAATAAATGAACCTTGTCTTATATTTAAAAATGATTCGACTTTTGTAGGGATATAAAAAAATCCATTATGATCTGTAAAAAACCAGCACTCTTGTCTTAATCCACCAGAAGGAGAAGGTCGTCTTACACCAAAATAACCTTTTAAATAATTTCTAGACGCGGTATAATTACCTAAATGACCAAAAAAATCACCTATATAATCAATCCTGCTATAAGGTATTCTTTGTTGACTTCTGACATCATTTGTTGTATTATATATATTAACTTCATTATCATGTAGATAACCAAATGAAATAGTGTTATTTATATTCATTTCTTTTGTACCAATAGCTGTAAGTCTTATATCAGCATAAGAAATATCAGCTATCTCTGTAATAGGTAATTGTTTTATTTCTTCATTTTCTACTTTTACTCTACATTCTGCACCATCAACACCTCCTGTTCTTATAGAAAATGTAGAAGTTCTTTCATACGGTTTACTAATATCATCGTATTCCGCTTTTGTTGTTAAATGACTAGCAACCCTTAAAACATATTCCCCATCAGGAACTCCTTTAATTTCAAAATCACTTAATATAAGTTCTTCTTCCATTAACTGAACAATGGTGTTTGTGTTTTGCTTACTTAAGAAAAATATATTATTTGAATCCTGCGAATTTAACAACCTCCTTTGTTTAGAAACTGTTTTAAAATTAGTACCTGCTAAATAAACCACAAACCCTCCTAAAGGTATAGGATTATAATATAACCCCCTTTGTAAATAGCTTAATTCATTAGAAGGTGAATTACCTGGGGCAACACATGAAAATGCTGTGCTTACACCTCCGAAATAAGGTATAGAATCTCCTCCTGCACCATTTAAAAATCTTATCGGTTGGCAATTCTCAAATACAGAAGAATTAAAAGACTCTTTACCTACTGCGGCTGCACCGTATGTTCCTAAAGTACCGCTAGGCATATTATTTATATTACGAATAATAATACTACCCTTTATAGTATTAAGTTTCTTATTTTCCTCCGCATCCTCAAAATTCTCATATCCAACAGATAAATCAGCGTTTACTTTTACGTTGTTATAATCCTCTACAATATCTCCATACACAATTCGATTACCCTCAATCAATGATTGTGTTCCTGCTAATATAGGTAATCTATCAAATGGCTTAATTGAATCTCTTAAATCAGCAATTGAGTAATTACCATCATTGTAAAAATTATATAAATAATCTCCTACTGTATTAGTTTCATATTCGCCTATTAACTTATCCGAAATAACAATAAAATCAGATACCTCATTTGGTCTAGCTACTATCTCTAAACGCTTTACTAATTTACCTCCTGATGGAATAATAATCTGTATAGCGTTATTGAATTGATTAGTAGTTTGAATGTACGCAGTATTGCTTATAGTCTGTTTGGATATTGGACTATACGCACTCTTCTCGTTATCATCATATACATACCTTGCTTTAAATTGCCATAGTTCGTTTTTGAAGTAGTTTACATCAAATTGTGCATCCGTAAAATATCTACTTACTGGAGGAAATAATGGTGGGTATTTAACAGCATCTATAACATCTAATGTAATAGGTAAATCATACTTATCACCTACTAATCCTGTGTTGAATGTTCTAATCGCTTTACCAATATTAAACTTCCTTGGTGGATTCAACCTATCAACAAAATAAATTAATTGATTCTCGTTATCTAAATCAACTATATCAACGTGCGTAATTAAATAATCCTTGCTAAAGTTTAACAACTCGCTTATCATTACAGTAACACTACGCTCTTGTAAAAAGTTATACTGAACAATATTATGGTTTCCTAAACTGTTATGGTTAAAGTAATACACAATACTATCTCTCTTATATTCATAAGCACCAATAGTTGTATTTACTCCCTTTGGTAAATCAATTTTTCTTATCTCATTACCCTTAACTAATTCAACTGAATTTCTATTCTCACCATCACTTGAACCAATCCTTACATTTACAGCTTTTCGGCAGTAACCGTTTACTACATCACGCTCATCGGTATCTGTATCCATACCGAATATAACTCTTCTATTTTCTATCATAGATTAAAATTTAGGAGATAATTTATTACCCTTTCTAAAAGTTTGCAACATTTCATCCTTAGTAAACGATTTAAACCTTGCAACACTTTTTTTCTTTTCCAAAACGTAGTTTCTTCTTAAAACTTCTTTTTGGTTTAAAGCTACATTAAAGTTGTTTTCAATCATTTTCCAACTAATGTAATTCTTTATAGTATCTATGATATATGGGTGTACTGAAAAGCCCCCATCTGTTCTCTGTAAATCTGCTAGGTATTCTATATAAATTGTGCTTCCTCCTTGGTAGCCATCTAATGCTATATAGCCTCTCTGTAAGTTAATTGTGTAATAACCGTTAGTGTTCTGTCCTCCACCTAATCCAAAGATACCTCCTGTTACTTCACCAAAGTTTACAAAAGCATGATCGTTTCTATCGTAATAAATTACTTGATTCATATCATCAGTTCCCTTTGGTGATAAAATATTACCACACTCATCTATCGAAACATCCTTACCTTTTGTAAATGCAGGATATAATGGGCGTATATTACCTTTAGCATCATAAATACCTAAACTTACCAATGAAATAAAATCATTCGGTAAATTAACCGTATCATTGGTATTTACTTGTAATAACTTTGCTACTGGCGAACCACTCACATCTAAGTTTAATGTACGCATACAACCTAATGCTAATGATAACGCTCTTGCGTATTTATGTTCTGTGTTTCCACTCTCGAACAACCATTCCCTTACTACACTATCTAAACTTGTTTGATTCATAGTTATTTCACGTTATCGTTAATATTATCTTGTGGTGTTTGGCGCATTACCATATACATCTGTACAACTAACTTCACTATATCATCCTGAAAGTTTAATGATATATCTACACTATCCTCTTGTTTAGCATTCTGAATACCTCCTACTAATTTGATTAATAGTTTTTCAGGTAATGCAGCCTTATCCAAATTGTGCAAGTATATCCTTGTATTCTCAATTGTATAGCCTTTGTTTCCCTCTAATTGTGCAACCATCGTACCTCTTGTCAAAGTTAAGAAATCTGTGCGTAATGGCACAAATGTATTAAACTCATCTTGTATAGGAGAAACACTATAAATACCCATACCATTAGGTAAGTTTACATACGTGCTGTTTATTGGCGCATAATATCTATTCCTTTCCGTATCACATTTTACTGGCTCCACAAATGAATAAATAAATGTACCGTTTACACTACTCTCACCCTCTGTATTTTTATTCTCGTAAAAGTTATTATAAATAAATTTACCAAAAGCTTGGTCAACAAAAACCTCTAACTCCTCCTTTGTTACTTGAACATCAGAGTTTACATCACCACCTTGGATTATCCTTTGCGCTTGTTCCGCAATTAAAGTTCTTGTATCTCTCATTACGCTCCTTGTTGTTTAAGTGTTTCTGAATATTGTATCAATTCTGCCTCACGTAAATTCATTCCTAAGTACGATGCACAATTAAATACTATCTCATTCATACAATCATCTGGCATCTCTATATCCACAGACTTATCAGCAGAATATACTGGCTTTCCATTTACTACATCAAAACCCCAAAATGGTGTTATTGGCTTTCTTAAATAAACTAGCTTTACTGTAAATATCTCTTTAGGAAATATCTCTATGGCATCACCCACAAATCTAGCTACTCCCATCTTACCTGATTTGATTTTTTTATTGAAGATTACAGAAGATAATTGTGTAGCCAACTCGGAATCTCTCAATATCCTAAAGTTAACTAAATCACTCTGTAATTCACCTTCCTTATCCAAATCATTTCTTACGTAAGATAATGTTGATAAATGTAAATAATCACTCGGTAAATTAACCAAACCTCCTTTAACAGGATAAGCTTCTCGCCTTACTATCAAATACCTTAAATCATCCGTAATCTTTTGGTTTTGTTCAAATCCAATTACAGACGATCCATCAGGCTTTTGCATCTTTACATTATGGTACCTCTTATTGATTACCTCATATAAAGCTCTTGATATACTCTTGTTAAAATCCTTTGGAGTTAAAAAACCACTCTGGCTCTTATTTGCAATAAACTGCAAAAACTCATATACCTTATTTACATTTATCATACTTCAAATTATATTGAATCAAATGCAGCAATAATATCATTTCTACTTACAGATGCACTAATAGGATAAGATATGTTTAAGTTAAAAATATAACCTCCCCATTTACTTGCATCCATTCCGTTAATTGCAGCAGGATATGTTTTAGTTGAATCAGTTACAGCAAATCCACCAATCTGTTGTTTATACGTTGAATAAGATGGTACATTAGCACCACTATCCGCAACTGTTATAAACTGTTGTGCAGGAAAGTTAACTATTGCTGTTCCTATTGAATCATTTAAATCAAATTGACTTACTATTAATAATCTACCGTTAGTTAAAAACTGTACTTGTGAAAATATAGTGTTTAATACAATAACGTGCGTATTAGCTGTGTCTAATATATTCCTTTGTGCAAATACATTTCTACCTGCTAAAACAGTTTGAGTAGGCATTAATGCTGTTGGAATTAAAGGTGTTTGTGATGTTGCTGATCCATTTGGATTTACACTAAATCCTCCTGCTGTTGCAGCAAAAATTTCTGTATCTACATTAAATGGATTTTGGTAACTACTCCATGGTGTTCTTAATAAAGAACCCATTGATGCACTTGTAGATAAAGGAATTAAAAATTGTCCTGTAATAAACACTACTCGGTTAATTACTCTAATACTAGGATTAGTCCACCCTTCTACCGCAGCAAGTCCAAATGTACCATTGTGAGCGTTCATTACCTTCCAACCACTATCATAAGCATCTTGGTCAAATGGTATCCATGTTCTTACTCCTAATGTATCACTTGATAATATCTGTCCGTTTACTGTTGGATTACCTAAGTTGTTTTCCTTAGTAGCTAATTGTGTAGTGTCCACCAAATCTCTACCTCTGCTATTCGCAATTAAAGTACCTCTCCATGTTACTACATATTCGCCTATTACCACACACTTATTACCACTTGCTTGTGTTGAAGAAGCTTGTAATGAAGTTAATGGAATACCAAAGATTGTTACGTTGTTTCCGTTTAATGTAATCTGTTGGTCAACATAAACAATAAATGTATCTCCCTCTTTTGGAGTTCCTGCACCTTGTATTGTCCATGATGAACTTAATGTTACAGATGAACCAGTAATACGGATATATTTCTCATCAACTCCCGGTGTTAAGTTTATTGTTCCACCTCCTGCTGTTAACGCAATATCTTTACTACCCAAAACTTCTTGGGGAAAGTTAGCACTTCTAAATGCAGCAACTGTTAATGGAATACCTGGCGAGCGTGAAATCTCCCAAAAATCACCACCAATAAATTGTAACACAATTACGCTCTCATTTCCTCCTGTTACAAAGTTTGCCGAATTTGCTAAGTTAATGTTACCACTTGTGTTCAATGTAGTTAATCTAGCATTGCTTACACCTCTTAAAATTAATGTATCTCCATTAGAAAATCCTAATGCAATAATATCAGTTAAAGTATCTGATGCTATTGCTCCTTCTGTATCTACTAAAATTTCTGTTACAGAGCCTTTTCTGTTTACATCTATACTTCCTCCACTAATTGTGTATGAACGTATATCTATTGGTGAATTAAATGGTTTTCTTACAACAAATGCAGAAATATCAGTAGCACCTACTAATGTTCCATCAACCGCAGTTGGGGAATCATTAATCCAAACCTTAATACCTGTTTGTGCATCTACAACATCTTGTGATGAGGTACCGCCATCTAAATCTGTACTTGTTACTGCTAATGTTCCTGTTAATGTAGCTACTAATGCAGAGCCATTTAAGCTAGAACCAAATCCAGAAGTTATAAAAATATAAACCGTATTTCCTAATACTTGTGCTGTGTAGTTTGGACTTGAAGTAAAACTATTAATAGCAGTAGCAGTATTAGTTGATAAAGCACTTAAACTTGCACCAGATATTGGAGTTCCTGTATTAAATACAGATACACCTCCTATTGTTAAATCAGTTACAGTACCAGCACCTGATGCAAATGTGATTGTAGCAACAGCTAAAGTTTCTCCAATTACAGGACTTGATGCTAATACAACTGTATTAGCCATCTCTTTTCCTGTTTTGTCATTATCGTAACTTGCGATAAATTCATCGTTAAATGTAGTTAGGTATATTTTACCTAAACCTGTTCCGTATTTTGTAGCTTTTGTGAAACTCATTATTTCGTAATTATAAAGTTAACTAAAACTGATTGATAATTTTGTGATATGCTAGATTGAGCAATCATTTGTGCTATCGTGTCAAATGTAAAAACTATATTATTTGAAGATGCTTTTACAATTCTTAAAAATAATGGTGCTACGGTAGTTCCTAAAATTGAACTATCTTTTAATTTTCCATTATCGTAAGAAATAATTTTAACAACCTCTGCGAATACCTTTACATTATTATTAGATTGTTGAAAATTAGTTAAAGCATACATATTAGCTGAATTAGGGTAATTACCAAAAGTTGCTCCTATATTTACTACTGTTGGCTGTACATAATCTAATTGTGCATCAACATTAAAATTACTTATTGAAAACTCTATTGGAGTTATTTTGTTATAAGGTGATGCGAAATATCTATACTCAATCAACAAGCTAAAACTCATTTTCTCAATTACATCAGGAATAACTCCTGTTGCTATACTTGGAGTATATGTTTTATTTCCATTACCATCTGTAACCTCATTTACATCTATTGTAGCTGAATCCTCTAAGGTTACATCTTTTATACTAGCTAATGCTGTTGCAATTGCAGGATCTAAACTTAAATTAAAAGTTGAGGTACTTCCGCTTACTGTTTTAGCTACTATTAACTGATTACTGCTAGAAACAACTTCTACTTCATTGCTGTTACCAATACCTTGTATTAAAACATTTTCTTCATTCTCACAATTACATTCAGAAGTACAACCTGTTACACTTCTTATTTCTGCAACTACTTTATCCAAGTTAGTAGTGTTACCACATTGCATCTGTGTTTGCAAACTTGTTAAGTAACTACAAGCTAAAATGTAAGCGTTTTTGTAGTTGTTTGCCAACACATCATTTACGCCTTTATAGTTTAAGTAGTTGTTTAAAGTTTTACTAATGCAACAGTAAATGTCACATAACCTAATATCACAAGTAATATTTTTGCTTTCTGTTTTAATTAAGTAAAACGTTACACTAAAATCCGAAGTAAAAGCGTAGTTAAAATAACCCTCACTTTTAAACTCTTGGTTTCCTGTGTAAAATACCGAAGTAGTTACTGTACTTGTAAATCCTATTAGTGGATTTAAACCTAATACTCCAGGAAAATAAATATTGTTTACTCTCGTATACAATAAACCATCACCTACATTACTTGATACACTTGTACTAAAAATAATCTGTGTTCTATCTGTTCCTTTGTCGTAGGCTACACTACTAATTGTGTATTCACCATCATTTCCAGTTGAACCCTGCACATTTACTTTTGAGCCAATAATAAACGCTGATACTTTATTTCCTGATACACTTACAGATGAACTACCTGTACTCGCAACCACAATTGGAAAACTTGTTGCAGGATTTATTCCCTTTAAGTTGTAAACAGTTTTATCTTCGCTCTTTAACTGCGGAGAGATACAATCTACTGTTACATCAATTAAAGGTACCGGAGTGTTTATATCGTATTGAAATACTTTTGTTCTAGTAAATTCAGTTACACCAGAATCATCGGAACTCGTAATACTAATTGTGTAAGTACCTTTTAAAGGATTATTGGTGCCAACGTAAGTAGGAACTATAATAGCTCTATTCACTCGGCTTGTTGCCAACTCTAAATCAGGATCACTAAAATCAGTATTATCATACACAATTCCACTTGGAGAAACTACTTTTATTAAACCTTCTACATCATTTGTAGCTACACCTTGTGCTGCATAATCCGTAGTGTCGGTTATAACGAAATAACTTTGTGTTTTATCTACCACAAATGCTACCGAAAAATCAACATTGCTTATTGCCATTGTATAAAATTTTATACGACAAATATATAAAAAAAAACCGACAACATTTAGTTATCGGTTTCTTATAATATAGTTATTAAGGTTTTAACTAATTTCCACGTACCTCTTTTGCCTCGGCAACCATCATGGTTATCTTACCAAACAACTCGTGATTATCTCTTAACATAACCTCAAACTCCTGCATTGATTTACCTAAATTAATATCAGACATCGTTTTATCTGTGAATTTAGTCCATACTCCTGCCTTATAAATTACCTTAGTTTCTAAAGCTGATTTATATAAAGCCTGGTATTCGTTATCATTGTTTGATGATGCTAAAGCTGTTGTGTTAGCTTTAATAATCGGTTGCTTTAAAATCTTAATAGTTTTCTCTACTAATTCATTTACATCAACGCTCTTAAATGATAACTCTGTTAAATACTCAATGTAGTTCGTATTGATACTTGGTACTTCACATATTGTTTTAATTCCCCCAATTGTGTATTGAATTTCAGATTTGTTTGCGCTTACTTGGAATACCTTTTCCTCAAACGCTTTCATAATCCAATACTTGCGCTTACGCTCATCGGAGTTCATTTCCTTTTCAAATTTTAATGGATCAAAAGCAACCATATCCAATAAGATTGTACGCTTCTCATTTACATTCATACTGTTGTAATTCCTAACTTCAAAAGTTAAACAGTACGCATCTAATTCAGCTTCTGTACTCTCAAATACTTTACCTTGTAATTCAAAGATTTTTTTCTTCAAATCAATAGTTTCAATTGCTTTACCTTCTCTGTTTTCTTTGTAAAACAATTCGGTTTTTCCATCCATTCTAAATTCTGCATTGGCTCTATTCCAATTGCATAAATCTAAAAAATCTCTTAGACGCTTATTTTTACCATCAACATAAAGTTGTCCATCAATAAACCTAATTCTTTCTATCTTTTTAGTATTAGGATTTACATCTGTTTGCTCATCAGCAAATATACTTATTTGCCCTTGAACTAAACGAATAATTCTGTTTCCTGTGTGATGCTGTCCATTTTTATCTGTCCAACTCATGTAAACTTCATCAACAGCGGTTATTGGAAAAGTTTTTGGATAGTAACATCCCTCTAATGTAGGGTTACTGTTTTCTCTTGATAATACATACAAGTGTGATTTAAAATCATCTTGTGTTGCCACTCCTTTACCTTGTGGCTTTAATAGTGCGTAATCTGCCATGTTTAGTTTAATTTAGATTTATAATAATTGTGTATCAATAAAAAGGGAGGTGTTACCCTCCCCTTTAATTTTTATGGTTTTGTGTAACTACACTCTCTCAATGTAGAAGAATCTGTTACCACCAATTCCTTGGAAACCTACCGCATCAGAGTATCTCATTGAAACGATGTCTTTACCGTTTTCAAATTGAGAGAAACCTTCAACGTATGCTCTTTTGTTTTGTCTTGCTCCGTTCTCGTCAACTAAGTAACGAACTCTTAAAGATGACATTTTCTCACCTGTTTTAGAATCCATCTTAGCATCCATTGGGATAATCATACCCTCAAACGGATAACCGTAACCTTGCGCTCCTAAAGACTGTAAGTCATTGAATGAATCCATTGTCTTTTTCTTGAATACGTAGTTACCGATTTTGTAAGAATCAAATTGGTAGTTGATTGAAGCATCTGTACCGAAAGAGTACGCTCCAAAAGTTACTGCACCATTTTGTCTTGAATCAGCTAATACCTCATCAATTGCTAAAGACAACTGAATACCACACATGAACAAGTTTTCTTTAGCTCCTTTTTGAGAATCTAAAGTAACTACAATCTCATCCATATCCGCTTTGCTGAAACCAGTTAAAGCTGAATAACCTAAGTTATTACCTTGTGATTGTATGAAAGGAATTAAACCTTCTGTTGTCATTGTTGGTGTACCAAGAGTTGCTTGTGCATTCGCTAAAGTTGTGTTAGTTAACTTTTTGCTAGTTAATAAACCTAACTCTCTTGTGTTCAAGAAACGTACATAAGCATCCTCTTCGCCTTTTAAAACAAAGTATTGTCCTTTTTGTCCGTTAGTTCCTGTAAACTCAACCCAAGTTTGTAATCCTTTCGCAGTACCTGGTAATTGGAAAGTTTCTTTGAAAAACTGTACGTTGTTAGAATATCTAGAAACTTTAGAAGCTCTTGATTCTGGTTGATCATCACCCTCACCGAAAGCATTACCTACAATTGCAATTTCAGTATCAGTAGGGATAGAAGGAATCGCTACACCAGATTCTAAAGGAATTGCACTAAATGTACCTGCGCTTTTATCTACTGATTGTACACGAGCTAAAATCATACTAGAACTATTAACTACACCTGTTCCAGGTTTAATAGATATAATATCACCAGCTCTTGCTACTACAATGTTTTTATCAACACTACCTACAAAAGGAGATTCATGCAAAGAGTAAGCCTCTTTCGCGTTAGTTGCTAATTGGAATGTTACTGCTGCACCAGCAGACCCAGCGCCACCGTTACGTGCGTTCAATTTAGGGTAAATACGACCTTCCTCAAAGTGGAAATATTCGTAACCCATAACTGGTTTCGCATAATTAATGTTCATTAAGAACTCGGATAAATACTGATTTCCGTATCTTCTTCCTAATTCGTTGTCAAATTGTGGTTTGTGCAAATCCATTGCTGATACGAAGCCATAATCTGCTTGCGTTCCAAAACCACCTGCTTCAAAAGGTAATGCCATAATGTAAAAATAATTTAAAAATTTATAAACCCAATAATTTGTTAATGCCTAAATCAATAGGCGATTTTACTTTCTCTCCTCCACCTCTTTGACTTCCATCAAAGTTAATGTTAGAAATGTCTTTTATAACCTCTTCTGCTTTGTTATTTGCGTTTTGCTGTATTAAAGTTTTAACAACCGTTTTCCAATTCTTCATCATGAACAAGTCTTGTCGCATTGATTTAAAATCAAAGGTGTTGTTTTCTTTATCCTGATAACGCTTATATAACTCTGCTGAATCAGTAATTGATTTTTCCAAAAACTCTACATCTTCTTCCGCTACCTTAAAGTTGTACTTCTTATCTTTGTCTAAGCTAAAAACTACTTCTTTAAAATCACTTACGTTGGACTTTACTACGTTATTCCATTTAGCAACCATCTCCTTTTGTTTCTCTAATTCCTCCTCGTTCGATTTGGTATCAGGCTTTAAGTTGATTTTTGGTAAATCAAATTGTGCATCATCCTTTAACTTCGATATATTATCTCTGTATTCTTTTAATTTCTTTTTCAAAGAACTCTTTAATCTTTTATTATCTAAGATTTCTCTGCTGTCCGCTAACTCTTCATCAAAGTCAAACGTTGCATCAAATATCTCTAACTCTTCTGTAATATCATCATCACTATATCCCTCACCTTTTAATCCATTTACAAAAACCGTTCTATCATCCAACTTACTAACATCCATTGTTTTAATGTCTGCTATCTGTTTTATCTTATTCCAGTCTATCTCACCATCTACTAACAACCCTGCTACCTTCTCTAAATCACTATCTGCTAGCAATGGTTTTCTTTCTTTTAATTCCTTGTATTCCGATATTAATTGTGCAACATCCTCCACACCTAAATCAGGGTACAACTCCTTAAACTTTTCATTTATGTCAAAACTAACTTCCTCTTTTTTTTCTTCTCCCTTTACATCTAATCCTTTATCACTAAAATCAAAAGTATCAACCCCATTATCACTGCTATCTTGATTAACAACATCCTCTTCTTTTTTATCGGTTATTACTTCTTCTTTTATTTCTTCTTTTACTTCCTCTTTTTTTTCTTCTACAATCGTGTCTAAGAACGCTGGTCTTGATTCTCCATCATTTGAGCTATCCTCTTTAACCTCTACTGTAATGCCTTCTTGTTTCTCCAATTCGGCTTTCATTATATCCTGTAACATAGTATTTAATTTAGATAAATTTAGTTTATGATATTGCAAATATAATAAATTTTATCAATATCCAAATTAATCAAATGTTTCTAATTCTTTTTCTTCCCTCTTCTCTGGCTCAAACTCTAAAGCTTTTTCAAACTTAATTTGCTTGATTTTTTCATCACCCCTTGTTTCTTCTTTTAATATATCGCCCTCTACTTGCATCCCTGCTAACTGTAATTTAAACTGATACTCTAATTGTATTTCAGCCATCTTAGCTTGATTTTTAGCTTGTATCAATTGTAATTCAGCTTGCGCAGCAACCATTGCAGCTTCCCCTTGTGCTTGTGAATTTGCTTGTTGTAGCATTAAAGATTCTTGTTGATCAGCCTCCTTTTTCTTTCTACGCTTCTCCTTTAACAAATCAATAGCAACTTTAGTATTTGTTTTTAATACATCTCTAATCTCAAAAGCATCCTCTAAATCAATGTTACCATTTGCAATTGCTCTCTCAACCTCCATGTACATTTGTTGTATCTCCTCAACATCCGGCATCAAACTAATCTTAATACCCAATGTAGCATTTGATATTTCTTTGTTAATCTCTAAAATATCAACAGTTTCTTTACCCAACGCAGGGATAAATCCTTTCAATCCTCCTGGGTACCACTTAGCTTTTAACTGTAACATTAATGAAGCTTGTGTTACCATTCTTTCCATTATAGATAAAAACGCCTCATTCAATGGTCTAGTTGTATTTCTTGAAGTACCTATTGCCATTTTCTGTACGCCTACCAATGTTCTGTTATCAGGTGTACTTCCATCTCTAAACTCATTTACCCCACTTACAGTTCGTATCATTTCTATGTGATAATTATACAAGTTTATAAATCCTTGTATCTCACTTATATTTAAACCATTTGGTGCAGGCATAATTGGATTACGTTGCATTGTCTGCCCCTCTGAATCCGTACCCCTGAAATAATAGTTACCTGTTTGATCGTATATCTCCGTTAACTCCAATGGTGTCATTGCAGTACCCTTACCCATTACAACATCCTCTAATCCCGATACATCAATCATCAAACCACTTGGTTTAGCCTTAGCTATAAATTGCTGTATCTTTAAGTGAATTAATTGTATCTGGTCTGCATGAGGTATCATACGCTCTACCAACGACTTGTTGTCCATGTCGTAAATATCTTGTGCGTAAATTGTGAATCGACTGCAAGTTGTTGATGAATAAGCCTCGTTCATTTTTGGTCTTGGCATATTCTTACGTAATCCGTAATTCATTACGTAATTACTTCCTACTATCCATAAACCATCGTAATAAACTTGTAACTCTTTTTTAATTACTTCTATTTTTTTCTTTGATTCCTTGTTAGGTACATAATCTCTGTTTTTCTTATTTAAGAAAAAACCATCTTCCTGGTAATATTTCTTTTCGTAAGTTAAATCAAAGTTGCTGCTCTGGAACTCAAAATCTAATACATCAATATAAAAATCATCAAAGTTTTCTAAACTTCTTGAATCATGATAGTAATATGCGCCTTTCTCTGACAAAGCATCCACAGAATATCCATGACTATTTCTACCGTAAGTTTTTACAATATCCAATAACTCTTCCTCGGTTAACGTTTGATTTCTTAATCGTAAATCATGAAAGGACATTTTTACAACCTCTCCTGCATATTCTAAATCTGAACAATCAGGTCTTGTTGTATATGGAATAACTAAGTTACGTGGATCTACATACGCCATCTTAATATCGTAGTTGCTATCAAAATAAGTTTTCGTAGCTCCCCATTTTAAAACAACTAAATCCCTAATTACTCTTTTCTTTAATTCCTTAATTTCGTTATTTTGTAATACAAATGTTAAAGCCAACTCAATTGCTTTTTCACTTGCTTGCTTATACGTGTTTTTTAAGTATGATTTAATCTGCTCCTCATTCTCCATTACTGGAACTGACTTATCTATAACAGGCATACCAGTCATCGCCTCTAAATCCTTGTTTACATCTCTCAATATAAAGTTAGCGTATAACTTGGATTTCATTTCATCAAATTGTGTAAGGCTACGGTCATCAATAGCTTCGGCATTTATCCTAAACTCCTGATTCATCATTTCCCCCACCAATAAATCTACAAACTTAGGTATGATAGGTACAGGAGAAAAATCCAAATTCAAATATGATTGGTCGCCATTTAATCCCAATAAATCTTTAAACTTCTCGATGCTGTGAGTTCCCTCGGCATATTTTCTGTTCCTTACAAACTTATCCTTTTTCGTAAATAACGAAAAGGTGTCCTTTGTGTAAACATCATATATCGCCTTACCGTAAGCTAGTCCATAAGACTTTTCAGCTTTCTCTTCCTTACTTGCGTATCTTGAAGGAAATTTACAAGTTATATCATTCATTACCTATACGTAAAATTTATTTTAATTACAAATGTAATGAATTTTATCTATATTGTTTGAGTTTGTAAGTTTTTACTAATTGGGATATTTTAGGTAATTGTGTATTAACCTTAGCCATCCTATCATATCTAGTTGAACCTATTAACGCTAACACCGCCCCCACAAACTCATCGTAGTCTGTCCATTTATCAACTTTGAACTGAATAAGGCACTTGCACAATTTGTTAAAATACAACTTCCCATAAACCTCATCAGTCTGATTATACCCTACATTCTCTAATATGTACATCTCCATTGATTCCACCAACGACTGCCTTACATCAGCACTATTCATTGGAATACCCTTTTCCTTTTGCTTATGCGAATTACTAGTGTGCGTTATGTATGGTCTATCCATTAAGTAATAGTAATATCCCTTTGTCCTAAAGTAATTCGTTAAACCAATCTTATTCGTTTCAGCCAATACCTCACATCCGTAAAATACACAAGCCTTTAAAATATCATCGTAAAAATCTTCCGGATTACTCGGTCTATTTACATATTCGCAAACAAACATCTTGCTGTAATCCTGATCCATTACATCAAACTTCTTAAAAATATAAAAGGCACCATTTGATTTTCTGTAATCAGTTGTGTATTTATGGTCGTATGGATCTACTCCGGCACTTAAAGTTAAAAAGTTTCCAGGCTTCTGTACACCATGTACGGAGGTTACACAATTTCTATCCTCAACCTTCGGCAACCACACAACACTAAACCTACCATTCTCACTCTGTATAAAATCAACCATTGTCCTTGATTCATTCTTCCATACAAAGTTACCCTTAGTAATAAAGTTTTCATGTAAGGTATTGTTGTACTCAATCTGCTCATTTAAGCGTATTACATCAAACACACTATCTTTACCATCCATATAAAAAGCTTCGTCTATATCCAATGGGTATTTACGCTTGTGAGATGCCATTGCTTGTGGACTTAAACCTATACGTGCTTTTTTTATGTAACTTAACGCCCCCTCTGTTATCATCTCTCCATCCATTCCCATTATAGGCTCCTTTGGGTCGTCTATTACACTTCTTCCATATTCATCTATAAAACCTACCAATCCATGTGTTGCAGGTTTAAAGTATCTTAACAATCCCGAAAAGGTACTATCCCTTCCTTGACTTAACGCTTCATGTAAATCACTATCCTGCCATAACCTATAACAATTCTCACCACCCTTCTTTTCCATTTCTTCCACAGTCGAAGTGTGCAACGATTTCCCAATTACTCTCCTACCTATCTTTAAACACTCCTTTACAATTAACCAACGATTATACACATCTACCTCAACAGTCTTACCAATCTCATCATGGTAGTAAAACCTCATCTTGGTACCATCATACGCTTCCTCTGAACTTGGTTTATAATCAATAGCTGAATTAATTACATCCTTATAAACTTTAATACCACTCTTCGTACTCCTTGTTCCTGGCTCCTCAAATCTTAAATCCTTTTGCGGATTAGTATCACCACTATCAACAGGCTTCATGTAATGCTCCATTTTTTTCCATGAACCAATTATCTTCTTAAAGATAATCTTAGCATCGCCTCCTGTTTTACTTTGGATACCACAATAACTTTCCTTGTTTAATGTCGCTATGTTATAAATAATTGCCGATGATCGTGCGGTCTTACCATCACGCCTGTTTGTTAGCTGCAACAATCCTAAACACGTTGGCAACCTTTCTGTATAATCAAACAGCCAAAATAAATCCCTATCCGATTCTTTGTAATCAGCAAACCCCTCTGGCAACCTCCAATAAGTTAAAAAGAAATAATGATGACCTGTCAAGTACGTTATTTCTCCACAGTTGTAAAACCAAAAGCCTTCTCGCCTACGTTTAAACTCCCTTGATAGATAAGCTACCTTCTTCTCATCATCTAAAGCATCAAATGCCTTTTCTCCCAATATATCCTTTGGTCTATGCCATTTCTGTTCAGGTACCTTTAAATCCCATCCCATTATATCCTTCTTATCCTTTGGACATTCAGGTAACTCAAATATGTATTCTCCTACCTTTACTTCTCTTTGGAAGTCTTTAGGTAATTGTGCAACAACCTTATTTTCCATTTAACGCTTTTTCATATACGCTCGCTTCCTCTCTATCCACCTCCTCTACATACGTTTCACCTAAATTATCGTATATCTTATCAGCAGTTTCTAAGTATTTCCATATACTATCAGCATACTTAAACGCTCGCTCCATTATCTTATCATCCTTGTTGCTAGCATCATCTACCGTAAGGTTTGTGTTTTTTAATATCGAATTGTTATTCGTAATGAAATGGCGCAAACTTAAATATGTTTCCGCCTTTAGGCTTTGTGTACTAATCGCCTTTATTTTACTCTCTAAATGCTCCACGTATCTACGTACCTCCGCATCTTTAATTATAGGTCTTTTCATATTTAATTAAATTTAGTTACTACAAATGTAAAACAAAAAAACCTACCGTAATTAAACGATAGGTTTTCCATTGCAAAAATCCAGAAAAGATTGAACAAAAAAAGTAAAGTGGCACAACAAATCTAAAACAACTTTTTTATTTAAACAAAAAAAAGTAGCAGAATTACCTACTACTTTTTTTAAAAGTTTTTTATTCAAGTAACTATGCGTACGTAGTTAACTCAACTAAAGATTTATTAATGTTGATTTTTTCTAAAAACGATCCACCGTTATCGTAAACAACAGTAATATCATCAACAGCTCCTGCCAATGCAGTTGTAGTTGTAGCTAACGTACTTGTTAATGTAGTTGTAATAGCTTCACCGTTTAACGCCTCCGAAGGAGTAGTAGCTGTTACTGTTACAACAGTACCATTTGCAACAGCAGTAAATCCACCAGTTGAAGTGTATGCGTTAATTCTAGCAGCAGTATTAGTTGCTAATAAAGCTAAACTCGCTCCTGTAATAGCAGTTGCAGTATCAAAAATTGAATCACCATCAATCTCAATATCAGTTACAGTACCTGCACCAGATGCAAATGTAATTGTACCACTAGCGTTTACCTGAATGAAATTCTCTGCGCCTTTTACTTTCATCCTGTTAATAGCAATTGCAGTTGAAGAATTTAATTCAGTTGCAGCTAATAACTGACTTGATGCAGAAACAATAGTAGCTACCGAATCATCAACATCAATTGTCTTGGAATCGCTAGTTGTTGAATCCTTGTAAGTAACTCTTGAAGTAGAACTACCCAAATCAACTACCAAGATTACATCCGCTTCATTGATAGCAACAGAAGTACCCAATGTTAATTCCGTTAATGCCAATAATTGAGTTCCTGCCGAAACAATGTTTGCAACAGTTTCATCAATATCTACACTTTTAGGAATGTTAGAGTTTGTATCTCTGTAAATGATGTTAGAAGTTGAACTCCCTAAATCTCTTACGAAATTAATGTCGGTTTCGTTAATAACAACTTGGTTGCCATCTAAATCCGTTAATAATAATAATTTTGACATATATACACAATTTTAAAAATTAAACAATATCATAAGTAACCTCAACATCAACGCCCTCAAAACACTTCCATATAATCTTCTCGCCACTCTCCTTGAATTTTACCTCTATCAAATAACGCCTTACTCCGTATAACTGTAAATAGTTCTTATCCCTGTAAATATCGCTCACCTCTACATCCTTACCCTTTACAACGAAACTCTGACCCTTACGTATTGTAAACGCCTCCGCCTGCCTCTTATATATCTTTAACTCATATATAAACTCTACATCTAAATCTATTAACGAATCCATGTTATTCTTTTTTTTACAAATATATAACTAATTGTGCAACTATCAAAAAAAGCATACCTTTCTAAAAGTATGCTTTCTTAGTGCAATTTTTTGAATTGTATAAACATTGATGTTAGTTTCAATCTTGTAAAACGAGTTCTTTACCAACAAGAGCAAAATAAAAGTTCTGCAACTGGTGGACGTACTCTAACATTACAGATGACCCGTAATCGGTAAATTTTCCATCACGAATAACAATTAATCTATTATTGTACCTATATTGATTTGGTTCTCCGTTATCAAATTCATACTTTTCAAATCCAAATCTTAAAAGCCAATCTTCATCTAGTGTAATTGGTTCTAAAACTTCAAAGCTTAATAAACACTCGCCAATTTGATACCAATTTGAGCTAGTCCATTTAAAGTCAAAGTAATTCAAAGTATCATTACCTTGCATAGTAGACCATTGTTGTGTGTGATGAAACCAGTTACCTATTCTTATTTCGTTTTCATTAATCATTATTACTCAAATTTACGGTTTACAAAAAAAAAACTAATACCACCTATGCGCAAGCTTTGTTCTTTAGTCGTGCATATAGCTTTATCGTTATCAAAAAAGAGGTTCACGCTCTATTCCATTACGACTAAATACCTCTGCTAGTTTTTCTACATGAACACCCTCAAAGCGCACTGGACTCATTAACACCTCTTGCTTTTTGTCCATACAGTCATTTAAGATTAATGCACAATTTATCATTATCTTCTTATGCGCCTCTATTACACTTATCTTACCAGATTCTAATGCTAATAGTATTTCCCAGGTTTCTCTTTTCATAAATTGTGTATTAAAAATAGGGGCTGTTGTTCCACCAATCAAGGGTGTTAATAATTTGAGTTGTACACCTCGCCTCAACAACGTTAACCAAATTCCCCTATTTTGTTTTTTAAATTGTGTAGCGTTTAAATTAAATTGTTATTTTTCTTTGCCTCTAATATACCTAATCTTATAGCTTGATTATTATCTCTTAAAACATTACATAACAAATAAATGTTATCATGTATCTTATCTCTCAATTTTAACTGCTCTTCATTTGCTGTTTGCCAATTACTAACATTACAAGCTTGTTGAATTAATAAAGCTGTTTTTGATACTCCTCTATGAAAAACACTTTTATTTGTGCAATTTTCATATAACGCACCACACATTTTTTTATAGCTATCCGCTGAATCATTCCTTGATTTTATTAAATGATCAAACATCCAACCGTAAACCTCAATCTTTAACTTAGGATCAATAGCTAAAGCTAAATCAATAAAAATAAAAGGATGTACCCACGTAGAACCGTTTTTACCTCTTGTACTGTGAATAACATCACCATACTGATTTTTCATTTCGTTAATAAATTCCTTATTGTGTTGAGAATCCATCCACGATCGAAAATTAAAAAGAGCCATATTGTTCATTATCCTAAACTTATTACCTGCTGCAACCAAATCGTTTGCGTTTAAAAATTCATTTTGGCTATCTTGCCTGATTGGCATACCAAATAACTCTCGTTCCATTAATACTTTTGTTTTCATGTTAAATAATTTTTTTTAATATATTACCAATATAAACCCCAAGATTTTTTTTGTCATCTAAAACACTTATTATTTCATATCCTTTTTGTTTAATAATATTATATCTTTTTTCTTCTTCTTCTTTATCATAACCAATATGATTGTTTTCATTAAACTCAATAACTAAAGAATTGTTAATGATGCAATCAACAAGATAATCATCAATATTATATTGACGCTTTATATCGGTAATCCCAATTTGATTTAATATATCTGTAAGCAAACTAAAGAATGTTAATTCTTTAGTGGTTGTTGCGGATTGGGTATTTTCGCTTACTAATTTTAATTCAATTAATTCTTTTATGTATTTAGCTTTTTCTCTAGGAGTAAATCTTAATGAATGATTAATCCATTCAACCAATCCATCAGCGTTTATGTAACTACAAGAATATCTACCCTTATTAGTTTTTCTATAAATATTAGATTCTGAAATTTTTAATAATTCTTTTGTACAAGGTATTTTAAGAAGATAACAATAAATAACTTCTCTATACTTAAAAAAAGTACATCCATTAATTTCATAAAGATTTACAGGGAAATCATTAAGTTTTATTCTGTTTTTATTATCCATACATTTTAGTTTATAAATGCAATGATAATAAATATTTTTAAATACTGCAAACTTTTACAAAAATAAAGTAAGATATTAAAACTAATCATCTCACTTTTTTAATTACAAAATATTTTTGTAAAAATTTTTAGTATTTTAGTGAATTTATCTTTTTAACAATTTTGTTACTAAGTATTACTTTGAACCAAATTATTTTTCAAATAGTAAAAAATACTTTTCTTATGTCAAAGGGGAAAAGTTTTAAGCTTACACAATTCGCTTACCATAAACGTGCTCCATATAAACCATGTACTCAATAGTACCATTGATACTTATCTTCTTTACACAATTAGGCTTTGTAATTATAACCTCTCCTACCTGCAAATCCTCATTAGGCTTTATTGCCTTTACTCGGTAATACTTATCGCTCTTCTTCTTTGTATCCAATAACAATATTCGCTCACTCTTCAAATACTCCTCCTCAATAGGCTCCACCAATAACCACCTGTCTATCGCCTCCAAACGGTCGTTGCACAATTTGAGATAGAAATTCGTAACACTAAACAAATTATAATCCACCTTATAAGGTAACATATAGTAATATTCGCCTCCTATCTCAACTCGGTTATCAGGATCACACATACTGTGATGTACATAACAAATATCCCCAGCTACTATATCAACACTAATAGGTGTCCTGCCCTCACTTACCCTCCGAGGTACTTGCACAATTTCACACTTGAAACATATATTCCTAATCTCATCAGGTATATAATCAGCTGTCATAACACTATACAACATATCCTTCATCAACTTTACCTCCTTACCATCCCCATCCTTTATCACCCATCCATCACTCTCATCATTTATCGCCCTCACCAATACCATATCCCTCGGTACAACTATACCGCTCACATCCGTTATTCCCTGTAATACACTTAAATCCATATTCGCCCTTTTATTTAGTTTAACATACCCACAAAGCTAATCATTATATCTCTCAATCACAAAAAAAACTTGTATCCATACGGTGGAACAATGAGACTAACCTACTGTAAATCAATTATATAAAAAATTGTGCCTCCTCACTTTTTTTACACCATTATCGCCCCTACCTCTACATCCCAGTAAATACGTTATCACACACCAAAAATCTTGTATCCATACGGTGGAGAAAGTTGACTTTACCATTGATTATCAAATACTTACAAAATCACACCTAAATTTATTTTCAACTTTATTTGCACATATTATCCCCCATACATACCTTTGTAATCGATAATTCACTAATTTATTAACCAAAACAATAAAGTTCTTTAACTTATTTATTTGCACACACAACAACGATTTATATCGCTATACCTCCATATAAATCCCACTACACCACAGCAAATACACCCCATCCCTAAACCGGGTACCCCCTATTTATAAATTGGATTTATTTTATCGGGGAGCTGAAAAGCCCAGTGTTTACAAGGAAAATGTACTGTGGATGTATAGGGTGGGGGTTATGTGGTGGGGTGGGGTGGGTTGATCCGCGCATGGGAAACGCAAATCGCTGACTGGGTAGGGGTTAAATTAATTTCCGAACTGTTTTAAGCTACTGATTTATAACGGTTTAGATTTGCGCCAACTACTTTTTTTGTAGGCTTTTTTTTACCTGCATCGAACCGTGGTGGTAAATTATTCCACCTTTTTTACGCGCGCGAATATATAACCACGCGCATATACGCGCATACGCGCACGATTATTAATCGAGTGATATATAACCATTGGCGAAATATCAAACGTTTGGCACGTGCGAAATAAATAGGCTTAATCCCTTTATTGTCTATCTATCTTTATTAACTTATGGGCTTTGATAAAGATTTAACGGGAAAATTCGCAATTAAATATAGTAAATCGCATTGCATCCAATTACATAAACACTTAACAGAAAAGCGCATAAGTAAATCGCATCTTTGTTTTATTCTCGATGTATCAGCAACAGAAACAGCAACACGATTAATAAACACTCCGTATAAACTTACTTTACAGCAATTAATTAATTTATCTTTTGCCCTTAATCTTTCTTTAGCTGATTTAGTATTGGTTATTACGGAAGATTTTAAAAATTGTGCATCAACCTTTGATCCTGATTTAATTAATTTTGTTCCGCCTCATTTACGAGAACTAACTAAATCTAATGAATGGTTTGATCGTTAAGCTAATTGTGCAACGTCCTTTTTTTGCCAGTATTACGCCTTTTTTAAAATTGATCCTTTTTTTTTGCGCTTAATATTTGCGCTTTTTTCTTTGTAATCCTTTTTTTTATAAATTAATATAAAAATTTTCTCATTGATTTTCAAGTAGTTACAAAAAACTTTAAATTTTTCTTTGATTTTATTTTGATATATCCAAAGTATATACATATCTTTGTTTCATCAAGTTAAACAAACAATAATTTAACCTTTAAAATTTAAAAATCATGAAAAATCAAACAAAAGTAATCAGTAACATTAATGCAAATAAAAACCTTTTAAAAAGCATTAATCAATCATTTTACGGTAATGATTTAAACGAAAAAATACAAATGTTTATTGACAATGCAAATAGGTACATTAAAGCAATTGAGGAAAAGCGCGTCTTTTGTATCATTTATAAAGTATCTGCAAGCGGAATGAGTAGAAATTTAGCCTTTTTTGAACATAGTTTTAACGCTAAGTATAAACAAGGCAATATATATAATTTTCATTGCTTGTTTAAATCTTTTGGATATACAGAAGCTAGAGAAGGTTTTAGGATTAACGGTTGCGGAATGAATATGGTATTCCATACTAATTATAGTATTATACATCAATTGAATAGTTTGGGCTTTAATATGAATTGTCCAGTCTTAGCACAAAGCACGCCTTCAACTTTTTAAATTCGTCTAAGCGAATTAAAAAAGGCTTTTAAGCTTAGAGCGTTTACATGGGTATTAAAAGCCCATGTAAGGTAGCAAATAACAAATTGTATAATCTTTAAAATTTAAAAACTATGTTGATCTTAAAAATTGAATTACAAAACACTATACATACCATTGAAAAAATAAATGGTGCCTACTTAGTAGAGAGTAAATTTACTGACGATGCGAGTAGTGGAGAGGTATTCGAGTATAACTCACTACTGGAGGCGCAAAATCATGTAAACAACGAAATTAAGGAATACACTCGATTAATGGATAATTTGCATAATACTTTGCTTTTAGCCTTAAACTACTCTCAAAGGTTAGGTTTAGATATTAGTGCAGATATTAATGGGCTACTGGATAACTTTTAAAAAAATTGTGTAACAACCTTAAATTTTAAAAATATGGAAACTATTAAAGCAACTCCCAATTATTCAAAAAAAACCTTTACAATTCGCAAATTTGAGGGTAAAAAATTAGTAAGTAAATTCAAAACTTTTGCGCTAGATAGCGAAAATTTTAGTACTGGATTATACATGACTACAAATGACTGGCAATTTTTCTTAAAGCATAACCAAAATTATAAATTAATAAAATAAAAAAAATGCAAGAAATAAAAACAACTTTAGCAGGTTTAAAAAAGCAAAATTTAAAAACCTTTATTGTATTGAAAAACAAAACTCAATATATTTTAAAGGCGCAAAATTTAATACAAGCCGAGCGCCTGGCTTTTATTTATGGCGCGGAAATAATTAAACAACTTTAAAATTTAATATCATGAAAAATTACAAATTAAATTTAACTGACTGTCAACAAATAATTGATAAATATGTTGAATATGGCGGGTATATTGAGCAAATTAATGAGGGATGTTTAGGATTAGGATTTTTAATCTTACATGGCGCGCCGGGAAAAAAAAGTATAATAATTCAGGAATATTTTATAAATAGTTGGCAAAGTGGGCACAACGTTAAAATGTACAACAAATTACCTAAAAAATACCAAAAATTAATTAACAACTAAATTTAAAGCCCCTCTGGGGGCTTAATTAAACAAGTATAAACAACTTTAAACTTTATAGCCATGAACACAAACAACAAACATTTAATAAAAGCAGCGCAAAAAAGCAAAGTTTTAAACTTTAATGGTAAGTATGCTTTATACGTTAAAAATGAGGTTCAATTTTTAACGCCCTCTAATACTGGTAAATTTGTAAACGGTAACTTTGTTAATGATCCTAGTATTGAGTTGACAGATTTTGAGGTGCCTATTCCTAATTGTGCACCCATCTTAGAGGGGCAAAAATTGGAGGAACTAAAGCCATGGATTAAAAAAGCTTTTAATTTTGTTGGCAAAGATGATTTGCGACCTGTTATGAGTGGCGTTTTAATCGATAAAAATTGTATCGTTGCAACTGATGCCCATATTTTATATAAAAAACAATTTGAACACGAAATTTCAAACGAAAATATAATATTAAACGCGCTTACTTGCCAATTAATAGATGATGTAAAGGCTATTTACAAACTTGATGAATCTAAAAACAAATTTATTGCTTTGCTTAATTGCGGAACTATTATAACATATTGCAATATTCAAGAAAAATATCCTAATTACAATGCAGTAATACCAACGGAATTTGATGGTAGTTTTACTATAAATTGTGTATCCACCGAATTTAAAGATGCTTTGAAATTAAATAATAGAGTAATGCCTACTTTAGCCTTTAATACCGAAATAAATAAAGCGTATTGGCAAAATGTAGATAATGGATTAAGCGGAGAGTTTGACATTAAAGATGGTAAAAATAAAAGTTCAAATGAATTAATTATGCTTATGTGCATAATGGTAAAAGAATTTAAGAATTGTAACATAGGTTTTAATCAAAAATTTATAGATAAAATAAGCAAAGTTACAAAGCAAAATGATTTAGTTTTAAACTACAAACCAAACAAACCAACAGTAATTTATATTTCTGAAACAACAAACAAACCAACTAAAACCAAAAAAGTTATGCAAGAAAAACCAAAACAAAGCGTAGATACTGATATTTTATCCGCTTTAATGCAACAAATTAACGCCTTATCTCTGCAAGTAGCCGAGCTAAAAAATCAACAAATTAGCACCCCGAAAAATGAAATTGAACCTATTAAAAAGAGTGCAAAAATTGAGGAACAAAAGCCGATTGAAACGGTTAAACCAATTATCCACGTACAACAGTATTCCGATAAAAGTTTAATCGTTTATGGCGATACAAAACAAATAAAGGATCAACTAATGCAATTACACGCTCGTTTTAATCCTTACCTAAAACTTAATGATGTTAAAACGCCTGGCTGGATTGTATCGGTAAAACATGAAGGGGCTATTAATCAAATTGTGCAAGCATTATAAATTTACAGCCCCTCCGGGGGCTAAACTAAACAAGTATAAACATTTAAAATAAATAACCATGAAAGCAATTGAAATTTTACAAAACATTAAAGAGAATGGCGGATTTGACAATTTTAGAAATTGGACACGCAAAGAAAAAAAACAATGGGTAAAGGCAAATTTCCCTTGTTCCGATTATGTAGCAGATAAAGTAAGCTATTCAATTTAACTTTACAGCCCCTCTGGGGGCTTAATTAAACAACTTTAAAACTTAGAAACCATGCAAAAAGTAAACAAATTTAGAAAAACAGTTGCTCTACAAGTAATTGAAGAAAAAAGGCGAATTAATAGAGTAATGCTTGAAATTATAGGAGCCGTTAAAACCGTAGAATACAAAAACTTTACGCCTCCAGTTGGTGAACAAATTAAAGCTAAAAATTCAATATTCGTTTACTTAGCAGATAGCTACAAATATAATAGTAGCTACGGTATTACTCACAATGTAACTCCCATTGATGGAAATGAGCGACCGATTAAAAAGTGTATTGAATTGGATTATTACAATTATGTTACTGTATTAAACAATTTTAAAATTAATCTAGGTAGCATTGAACAATACCACAAAAAAAATCTGTATGATATTTTTATCCCTAAATTTAATTCAGGTGCTAATAAGGAACTCTATACCAAATTGTGCATTGATATTTTTAACGATGCTGCAAAGGAATTACAAGCTTATAGAGTTGAAAAACAAAAGCTGGTTGATGATGCGTTTATGTTCCACTTTGGTTTTTATGTTAATAGGGCTTTTTATTAAGGAAATTGTGTAACTTTAATAAAAAAAACTATGGCAAACTTTGACGAAAAACTACAAATCGCTTCCGTACTTGCAGCAGAGGATTATTTACTTACAACTATTGAGGAAATGGAAAACGTAAAAACAATTGGCGCAAAGCGTAATTACATTTACGAAATTACCCTATACGAATTAATAAAAAACTTTGTAAACTTAAACTAAAATGATAACTGAAAACCAATTATTCAATCCAAAATTAGTATCTATCCAAAAGGATTATATTAAAGTTGTAAACTGTATTGTATCCTGTAAAACACTAGATCAACAAATCAACGCAGAAAAAATGAAGGAATTTTTTAAGCGTAAACATATTACTAATCCGTTTTATTCAAAATTTCAATTTTAAGCTATGATAATATATGCGAGCTTGGTAAATATACCACTAGATGAACTAAAGCGAAAATACACGCCTTTAAATGCCGAATTAACAATAAAGGAAGTGCAGGAACTTGCACAATTAGTAAAAATCAAAACAAACAAACTATGGGAACTAATCGAATCAAAAACAATATTGTTTCAGTAATAGAAACTGTTTACTTATATGCAATACTAGTTATTGTGTGGGTAAATTGTGTATCAATCTTTAAGAAAAAATAAGCTATGGAAAATTATCAGGAATACAAAAAGATAAAAGGCGAAATTGATGCAGTACTGGATACTTTGCATGATCGACTTAATTCATTCCCTAAATCTAGTTTAGGTGGTGTAACAGATGAAGTTAGAAAAACGCCTGAATATATAGAAACTAAAAGGCAATGGAATAAATACTGGTCCTTGTTAAGATCCATTAATCAAATTGGCGTGAAAAAGTTTAAAAAGGAAATCCAAAAGGAATACCAAGATAAAATAAATGCTGCCAATAAAAAACACAAAGAAAATTTAATAAAATAACATGGCTACACAATTAGACTACGTGGTGGAACTAGAAAAGCAAACAAAAATACTAAGTAGGCTAAGGATTGAAAAGGAACAATACATTAACGCCCCTAAATACGTTCGTAATTCAAATGAATATATCCTGTTCATGCTAGAATACCAACGAACATTTTTTAAGGTGGCACAGATAAAAAAAATACTTAAAAATAAATATGGGTATGAAGAGTAAAATTGTGCATCAACCTTACACAAATTTTATCAACATAGTATATATTTACTAGATTTATTGTATATATTTACACACAATTTTAAACTTTAATTTTATGTCAAACACAAAAAATAGAACACTTATCTACCTGGATGAGGAAATGAAGAAAAAAGCTAAACAAAAATCTAAAGAAATTTTAGGAAAAGAAAACCTTAGCGCATTAATTACTTACCTTATAAATAAATTGTAATCATTAATAAAAAAAATAACAAAAAAAAATGAAAGTACAAATAAAAATCAACTACGCAGAAGCAACAAAAGGACAAATTTTTGAAGTAGTAGAAATTCAAGGCAAAAGAGTAACCGTAAATATTAACGGTAGAAATGTAGATTTTGGATTTAGTGAGGTGCAAATAGTTGCACCCACTAATTCTGACCTTTTTAATTTAGGGCGTGAACTTTTAATGATGGGGTCAAAATCACTGCAAGGGTGGAGAGAAAACGATGTAACAAACTTTATATCAGAAATAAATTTACCAATGTCAAAATCAATGATGCGTAAATCAATAAATAATGCAGTATGGGGTTAATTAAAAAAACAAGGGGAGGCACTCGGCAAGGGTTGGGTGCTAAACCTAAATATAATGAAGAAACTAAAACGGTTTCTTTTCGCTGTCCAGTGTCAAAAGTTGAAGAACTGAAAATTATTGTAAAGTCTAAACTTTCGGAGTGGTCGGTAAAATAGCAGCTAACATAAAAGTATAAAAGCAGGTGGGGGATTGAACGCCTAACACATTCCGACTTGCACAAACGATAATAAACTGGCGAAGTGGTTAAAATTAGCACATAACCCCCACTTGATTTTATACATTGTTGTGTGCAGTTATTTTATGAATTGGAGAGATATAAGTAAGGTTGGACTGCCTTTAGACAACAATAAAAGTTATTTGGTTACGGATGGCAAAGAGTGCTCGACAACCAACATTAATGTTAGAAAAAATTACAACACAGGCGAATCAACATTTTTACGTTGGACTGGAGATGAAAACACCTACGAAGATAATCAATGTTGTAGTGGGACACCTATGTTTGATTTAGTGCCTACACATTGGATACCAACGGACGAGATTCCTTTGCCATAATTGCGCATTAATTACTTACCTGATTAATAAATTGTAATGGTTTCGGCTTGGCGAAGGCTGGGATTAGAAGCACAAATTTTTAAAATAAAAAAAATAACAAAAGGAATTATGACAAATCAACAGCAAAAAAACTTATTCGTTGGTGCAAACGAACAGCAATTATTGAAAATCAAAAAACAAGATGATATTGAAAAAACATATATGGAATTTGTAAGAGCAAATCCTAATTTGTCAATGGAAGAATATGAAGCTAAATATAAATCATTAAACTCGGCTATTATTTTTACAAATTGTTAGGCAACGTAATTTATGAAACTATACAATGTTGAAGTAGAAGCCAGTTACGAAACATCATACGAGGGCGAAATAAACACAAGTTATACAAGGTTAGTTTTTGCTGATACTGAAAAAGAAGCTATTGACTTTGTAAATGCAGGATTAAAACACTTAGATAAGGTTTGGCATATATACGAAAAAGCAAAAACGGCATACGAGGTAGATGCTACAAAAGGAGAACGTAAAAGGAAAGCTCAATTTTATGTTGCCTAACAGTATATTACCGAAATTCAAAATATTGCACTAAACTATTTAAACGTAAAAAGGGAGGTTTTATCCTCCCTTTTGGCTTTTAGCAAACAAAAAAAACAACCTCAAAATTATATATGGAAAACTTGAGCAATTTAAAGTGGTATTTAAGCGGTGCGCACATCTTAAAGATGTTGCCAGATTCGGCTCTCTGCCACCGCTTATTTACCTTTTTATCCAGCTTTGCGAACAAGACAATACAAAGTTATTGCTTTTTTCTATATCTGCAAATTATTTACAATAAAGATTTCATTAAAAGCAAATTATTTTTTATATTTGTAACTTATAATTAACAGCTTTGCTCTAATGAATAACACTAATCTAAAAATTAAAGCCTTTCCAGAATTAACTAAACAGTTGTTTGAGAACAACTTAGTTAAGGAATATCTTTTTTTTGGAGTTTGGAAAAAAGTTCATTCATCAATGTTTAATTATAAATCAGAACTAGGAGTAGCAAAAATGACAGCAATAATGGGTTGCAGTACTTCAACTACTCATAGGATGATAAAAAAACTTTTCGCTCTTGGTTGGGTTACAGAAGATAAAAATGGAAAGGATCTTAGATTCGTTTCTAATAAAAAGCTGTTTGCACAATTTGGACTGAAAGAAAATCAATACGGTAATAACATTCACTATGTAGGTAAAAATACATGGGTTGCAATGTTCTCTACTATCGCTAACCAAAACTTAGAACAACAGGGATATAAATTTATCCAAAAAATTGATTACATCGGCAAAGATTTAACGAAAATTATTAAAGCAAATAAACCTGCTGGTTTAGATGTTTTACATAATGAGCGCAATGTAAAAACTTTTGGGAAAAATTCTGATATTACTGTTTCTAGGGCAGGTGTTTCTAAAATGATTAACAAATCTTCTGCTACATCCGGAACCAACGCACTTAAAAAATGTAAGGAAATGGCTTTATTAGTAAAAGATAATGTTCGCATGGTTAAAATATCTGATAGTGGCGATAGAAACTGCTTAAACGCTTTAGATAGTTCTGCTTTTATTAATGGAAGAGGCGAATTATGGATGCAACTACCTAATGAGGTAGAATTTGCTTCTGTAAGCGACTATAACAATAATGTTGGGGTATTAGTATCAAAGGTAAAGAAAAACGCTAATGTGGGTTTTAAATATAACGCTTCCTTTAATGAGAATATGTTAGAATTATTTGCTAATATGGATCAAAGAACAAGTGAATATAGTTATTACTCACAAAGAGATTTTAATTTAAATAAATGTAAGAAGGAATTTACTATTATTAATAAGAGTAATCCTTTATACGATATTTATATCAATAAATCTCTAGCGAATAAAAACTAAAGTAAATAGCTTTAGGGAATCGTTAAAGTAGTTACAGTTTCTGACAATAAAACAAGAAGGTTTGCGAATAGCTTACCTAGATTTTTTTTGTATAAACCCAAGAAAAACAAAAAAAAATGAATAGATAAAATCTATATCATTACACAATTCCGATAGAAAATAAATATCAAACAAATGTTTTGAAAAACGAAAAGAAAAACTATCTTTGTCCAAGCAAACAATTAAACTTAATTAAATATGGAAAATGACAATACGCTAGTACCATTACAGGATAAAAGGTTTAGGCATTTCTACAAAACGTTTATTACAGATAATAATGATCAGCTTCATACTTGCAAATTAATAGCTAAAGAATATAAAGAAAGCATATTAATCGTAATTCAAAAAGAAAAAAGTATTAAAGGGTTTAACGAAGAGGAATTTGCTGAAAATATAGTAAAAACTATTAGCGCAATAAAAAGAATTGATAGATTTAAAGAAGGGCTTTTTGATGCTTATTTTCACTGGATAAATGTTGGATTTGTTTTTGATTGGATTGGCAAAGCTTTTATTCGTGTGAGAAAAAATGATGGTAAAATAATAGGCTACAAAGTTTTTATTAAAAATAAAACTATTGATTTTTCTAATGAAATTTATACTCTTATTAAATAACAAGAATAAACTTAATTAAATGAAGTTCATACCACTACTATTAATCCCTTTACATTTATCCACTAATCCTGCACCAGAAAGAAAAAAGGATCTTGCACAATTTGAATACTCGGAACACATAAGGCTAAAATTAAACTCAATCCTAGAAATACCAGAGGGACGCAACTACTGGGAGAAAGAATTTAAGACTGTTAATTACGAAAATAAACTTAAACAATACTTACAAAATGGAAATTGATTTAAAAAAAGTAAGAAAAGAAATTAGGAAGTTAAAAAAGTTAGTAACTCCTGAAGAATTAAACAA